CATTAAACTATTTAGACGAACACAACCAATAAACCAACCAGCAGAGCCCTCGGTGACGAGCCTATGGGTTCTGACTTAAACCGCGTAAAGTGAGGTTTGATTCCTCATAGCCGCCGTTTGAGACGATAACGGATGACTGCTGAAAAGGAGTATATTATGTCACCTGTGACGAATTTTCCCCACGGAATCACGACGGACGAGACAAAACACCAAACAATGATTTCCGGTTCAACAATCCCCGCAGCCGGGACAGCAGACTACAACCCAGGCTGTAAGTTCACGCTCACTAACGCAACCCTTGGCCAGTGCATGGAGTGGGTCAACATAGGCACAGCTACATCCTGCCTTTTCGTTCCGACCGGCCTTGTATATGGCTATGGCTTTGCTCTTGCCGGTGGTCCGGTAGACTTGGAAGATGCTGCCGCCTTGACGGCTGTTTCACTTCCTGCTAAAATTCAGGCAGGTGATCTTTGCCTTGCAACAAAGTGCGTGACAACCGGCGCTGACCAGTTCCGGTCCGTAGCGCCTACATCCGGTAAGGATAGCATGGCGATCACGATAAATGCTGCTGATCCTACTAACAGCATGGATGCTTTTTATGCCGCCCTGCGAGATAAATGTGTTCCTGGATATGACATTTTTGCTGCTGGTGAATATGTTGCCGTAACGGGTGACGGCGTCGCGGTTGCGATTACGGTTACCGGAGTTCTGGCCACCGACATTGCCTTTGTGAATTTCTTGACTACAGACGATACAGATACCATTAATCTTGTTGCATGTACCGCTGATACAGTAACAGTAACCGTAAGCGCTGACCCTGAAGTAGCTCATAGTTTTTCCTATATGGTACTCAGGCCACGTGGTACATTCACCCCGAGCCATTATGTAGCCTACTGTGGTGAGCACACTACGCTAGGGTCAGACCCGGCAGAGGCTTTAACAGTGACAGGCGTTTTGGCAACCGATATAGTGATCTCTGGGTTTAGTGCTGCAGATGACGATGACTGCTTTATCGAGAGTGTTATCGCAAGCGCAAATACGATTACATGGACGTTTACCCAAGATCCTGTAACAGACCACAAACTGATTTATGCAGTATTGCGGGCATACTAATTAGCCGCATAGTTTTTCAGTCTCCATAAAAGCGCTCCCGGCACCCCGCTGGGAGCGTTAGTATGGCTAACGCTTTTAAGGAGAATACTTATGAGTACCCCAAAAAGATTTCTGAACGGAATAACAAACGTATTAATTGACAATCCCCTGGGAAGAATACCTTATCTCGATCCAACAAAATGGGCTATCTGGTTTGACGACTTCCTTCATTACGATGTTGCTCAAGGCGATGCGGCATGGATATTAGATGTTGTTAATGCCGGAGCTGATGCAGTTGTCGGGCCGACCGGAATCCTGACCTTAACCTTGACCGGGGTGGCTGATTCAGTTGGGCTTCAACAGTCAAATGGAGCGTGGCAGTTAACATCAGGCAAGAAAGCCATCTTCAAGACAAGATGCAAGATAGTCAAAGGCGGTGGGACAATCGGGCAAGAAGGCTTTGTTATCGGCATGACCTCTGTCCAGACTACTACCAACTTTATGGATGCTCCGCCTCCGACTGCGAGAGCTTTCGATGATGGCTGGTGTTTTACGAGTTATGACGCTACTACCAACATTATCGCTATGCAGGGCGAGAACGATGTTTTTACCGAAGAGGTTGGAGCTGCGACATATGCAGATGACACATGGATGACCCTGGCGATTTATTGGGACGGATCTAAGTCAACGTTTTATAAAAATGATGCTAAGATTTGTGAAATCACAACTAATCCGCCGACTTCCGTCATTTCTCCTGTTGTGTTTATCAGCGCGGGGGAAGCTCAGGCAGATGCGCTGCATTGTGATTACATGTTCTGTGCAGTTGAGCGATAGTGTAATTAAATCAGGTAGTTAAGGAGTAATTTAATTATGGCTAACACAATAAACGAAATTTGGCTATTCCCGCCGAATTGGGACGGGAGTGTTCCAGACACAGGCGGTTGGAAGAAAGTCGTCAAGAGATTTACCTGTCTTAGCGGTGGGGACGATGAAACCGATGTGGTCAAGCTGGATATATCCGACTTGAGAAACGTGGACGGCAGAGCTCCTACAAGAACGGTTATTGAAAAGATAAAGTTTTCACAGACAGGTTTTACGAGCATCACTCTAAATTGGGACAGAATCCCGAAAGATTTGATTTATATCATTTCTGCGAATCAGGGAGAAATAGACTTTACGCAAAACGGCGGGCTTGCCGATCCAGGCGAAGCCGGAGACGCGACTGGCGATATCTTGTTGTCTTCTGCCGGGTCTGATGCTGGGGATGTGTACGATATTACTTTGTCTGTTCGTCTGAAATAGGGGTAGATTATGCCTTATAAACCCGGTGATCATTTAGTAATTTGCGACATCTGCGGCTTCCAAAAATATGCTTCCGAATGCCGCATGACCTGGAATGGGCTCTTTTCCTGTCCGGAATGTTTCGATCCTGAGCATCCGCAAAGAATAGAACCCACGGGGCGTCACGAAAAACAAACAGTGAAGCCTTATCGCCCAGAAGGCGATCCTGGATACATTGACACATCAATTAAACCCGGTGACGTTGTTTTATGATAAAGGAGATCTTGCAGTATGGCAACCCTATTGGAATTAACAAACCTGGTGTCAACCATTATCGACGACAAATCCCTTGATGCTGATATTCCCGAATATCTCAACCAGGGCATTAACGAAATAGCTGCCGGGATGTCCTCAACATTAGGCAGTTTTGCCACACCGCCATTGCCTGAGCTGTTTACCATAGAGACCAAAGACACTTCTACTTCAGCCGCTTTTGTAGCGATGCCTACAACCTTCCAAAGGAATCTTCAGTTCGTAGCTGATAGCAGCGGCAGAGAAATAGATATTTACGATTCTATGATAGAATTCGCTCAAGACTATCCGCTTATGGACAAAACCGGCAGGGTCGATGCAGTTGTTGAACAGGGCGGCAATCTTTATTACCAGAGAATCCCGGATGAAGCGGAAACACTTACCTTGCATTTTTATAGGCTGCCGGTCGAGATGTCAGACAATACCGATACCCCGGATGGAATCCCGCTGACATTACAGAGGCCCTTATTGGTTAATTATGCGGCTTGGAAACTATATGAGCTAATTGAAGATCCGACGGCCGGCGAAGGTGCGAATGTTGCGCGGTATATGTCATTATTTAGTCAGGCGTTACAGACGCTCGAAAGGCGCATTCCGGCTGATGCAAGGTCGTTTAGCACATTAAGTATAGGAATGGAGGTTTGAAATTATGGCATGGCCATTTACTAAAAAGAAGAAGAAAAAGAAATTAACCGGTATGGCTGCTGCCGGCCAAACATCCGGCAGGCAGGTTAAAGACAAGTCATTTGAGGGTAGCATCGGAGCTGGGATGTCTGCTATCAAGAAACGCCGACAACGGATGGGCGAGATGCAAAAGGAATTGGGTTATTAATGCCTGAACCAATAAACATATTCCGTGGAAGTAGTGGGATTAATACCAAGGTCGATCCTGCCAGGTTAAAGTTTGATCAGGATTCCGGGATCTCGGATTTGAGCGCTTGCGTTAATTGTGTTATCGACGACAGCGGTCGCGTGGTGAGGCGTGATGGGTTTACTGCGACGGCCAGGACTGAGGCCTGGCATAGTTTGTTTTCAGCAGGATCATATGCGCTCGGTGTGACAGGGAATGCTCTTTGTGTGATCGAATCCGACATGTCATACACCGCTCTCCGCAACGTACGCGTAGGCGCGAGAATGAGTTTTGTCCGGGATACGGATGGGAAGTCCGACACAATTTTCTATGCAAATGGGTATGAAAACGGGTTGATAAAAAACAAAATAAGTTATTCTTGGCCACTCATAACTCCAGTTGGAGCTACAACAATAAAAGAGTTTTATCCTGCGCCGGTAGGAACCTTGCTGGAAATTTATAACTCCAGGATGTTTATAACTGAAGACAATATTTTGTGGTATTCAGAGCCAAATACATATCATGCTTATAGATTAGCAGCTAATTACTTTGGTTTTCCAAGCAGAATAAAAATGGTGCAGGCGGTCGAAAATGGTTTATGGGTTAGTGATAGCGAGAGCATCTACTTTTTAGGTGGAACTGTTGCCCCTGCTTTGCAGGAAATGCCGATACAAAAAAAGCGTGCTGATTATCCGAGCATAGAAAACACAGTGGTTAAGGTTCCTGCCTCACGTATAGGGCTTGATGGCCTTAGTGGAATCGTTGTTATGTTTGCGACGCCTGAAGGGATATGCATAGGCTCTGGGGACGGGCAGCTTATTAATGTTACCGAACAAAAGCTTGTCCTGCCGACTGGTCTCACGGGCGCTGGTTTTTACAAAGATGGAAAATATATTTGCACAATTGACTAAAAATGGATTTTGGAACAGCAAAAAAACTATCATACAACCCTGATGATCGAGACAGTATTTTTCATAGAATTAGTTGTCAGGAAGGTGAAAAACTATCAAGCGTGATAGGAATCCTGGGATGGGGGAATAGTAAGCGAATACGATCAGGAGGCTTTCGCGTGTCTCACAGTCAGGTGGGTTCAGCAGCTATAGATCATCCTGACTACAATGCGATTGCAAATCTGAAGCATAATCTTATTAAAGATCCCGGCTTTAAGTTTAAGCGTGGACGGACATATGCAGCACCGAAAAACGGCAGGACGATGGCCGTCATAATAATTAATTAAAAGGAGAAATATCATGGCCTTCAAGATGTCAAACGGATTAATTAACAGCCTCATGGGAGCACAGGACTCAATAGTAGCTGCAACCATATCGGCAGATGAAGACACTGGCGAGTACTTTATTTTGGACTCAGGGAGTGCATTATTAACTACCGGGTTTCGTCCTGGAGACCATATAACCATATCCGGGTTTACAGGGACAGGCGCAAACAACCAAATAACAACCGTAACTAAAGTCTGGGCGGACGGTTCAAAGATGCAGATTGCAGGAACCTTGGTTGACGATGCCGCAGGTGAGACAGTGACTATTACCGCAGTCTCAAAAGCCTTCAAAGACGTATTCAGAAACGGCGTAATCCGCATCTACGCGGGCGCAGAGCCAGATGATGCAGATGCCGATGAAGGTTCCGGTACTCTCCTGTTAGAAATCACAAAAGACAGCGGAGCTTTAACCCCTGGAACATCCACAAACGGCTTGAACTTTGATGCGATTGTCGCGGGCGTACTTTCCAAGAATGCTGACACCTGGTCAGATGTTGGGCTTGCCGAAGCCACCGCGGTATGGTGGAGAATGTACGACAATGGGCTTATTACTGGCGCAAGCACTACCGCTAAACGATGCCAGGGACGTGTAGGCGTGACCGGCGTGGCAATGATCTTAAGTTCTACCTCAGTTAAGGTAGGAGCTACGACCAGTATTGATAGTGCAAACTTTACGATGCCTGCGAGTTAAGAGGGGATTATGGGTTGGTTGGGAACTTGGGAAAACAGGCGTAAAATTACGATCAGCAATACCAATGTTGATGCGGTTCTGTCTAATTTTCCTATTCTTATAAAGATTTCAGCAAGTTCAGGCACCAGTTATGCGGACCTCACGGATATTTTTACTGAACTGACCGCTGATGCTAACCGAAAAAAGATCGCCATAACCACCTCTGATGGGACTACAGAATGCTATGTCGAGATCGAGCGATGGGATCATGCAAACTCAGCAGCATGGCTTTGGGTAAAAGTCCCGTCAGTGGCTTCCGGGTCGGCCACAGAGCTGTTTATCTATTATGATGTTGCCCATGCCGACAACACTACATATGTAGGCGACACAACTGATGCTGCTGCACAATCGGTATGGGATTCTAATTTTAAAGGCGTTTGGCATTTGGCGCAAGATCCAAATGGAGATCCCGCAAATGCCATAAAAGATTCTACCTCCAACGCTCACCATATGTCACCAAATGGTTCTATGACTTCTGCCGATCTGGTTGATGGTAAGATCGGAAAAGCTATTGATTTTGACGGAGGTAGTGATTACCTCGAAGAGCCCGATCATGCCGATTTTGATATTATAGATTACCTAACCCTGCACGCTACTTTCAATATGGATCACACCAGAATCGATAATGTTCTTGGGATGCTCCTTTCTAAAAGTGACGCTGCTTCATCTGGCGGAGGTTATGATATATGGACAGATGATCGATCCGGTCAATTGACTAATGCTGTCAAGGTAAATATTTATAATGGGCCTAGTAATGTGTTGGGCAAGTATCTGGAAAACGTTGCTGAAGGCTGGCACGATGTGTGCGCCACCTACGATAAAGATTTAACCGGAACAGCCAGGTTGCTACTTTATTTAGATGGAGTTTCCGTAGGGACATATACTACTAGTGGAGACTACTCTGCGATTTTAGCCAACAATCTTCCTGTTAGAGTGGCAAGGGACTCTGGTTCAAATGATTTTTATGGTAATAGTGTTATTGATGAATGCAGCATTGCACATACGGCACGATCAGCAGCCTGGATAAAAGCAACTTATTATAGTAATTGGGATGGGCTGGTTGCGTTTAGTGCTGCGGAAACGACCCCAGGTTTAGCCTCTGATAACGTTGAATGCTCGACAGAAGTAACATCGCCTTCTCTTTCATTTGTCCCAGGCACCCTTGATGACGTTTCATGTGGAACACAAGTAACAGCTCCAGCGCTTGACCTTGTGACTAAAGACATAAACGCTTCCGATGTCTCATGCTTAACGCAAGTAACATCACCGTCCTTAGATAAAATTAAAAACATAGATGCTTCAAACGTAGAATCTTCCTCAGAAATAACAACCGTCTCAACAGCCTTTCCGTGCGATATTGATGCCACCCTGCCCATGATGACAGCCGATTTCCTGGGCGGCGGTGGCGGACTCATTGATGCCGCCTTGCCGGTAATGTCAGCCGATATCCTCGGCGGGGGTACTATTATTGCAGCAACCTTGCCGGTAATGTCAGCAGCCATTGAGGGGAAAGTCGGTATAGTCGGCGAGATCGAAGCAACGCTGCCTACAATGACAGCTTCGATCACAGGCACAACTAACGTTCTTGCTGAAATAGATGCGACCTTGCCGGCAATGACTGCTTTGGTGGTTGGTGTGGTTGGGGATTCGGCGGCGCTCGCTGCAACCTTGCCGATGATAACGGCTGCTTTGGATGGTTATCATGATATTACGGGCGATATTGATACTGATTTGCCTATGATGTCTGCGTATATAACAGGGGCGGTTGAACGATTTGAAATTTGTACACCATTGAGATACGAGGAGCCTGAGCTTTAAAGCTTGATTTATAGAATAAAAAATGGTATGATCTTTTAAGATTTTCATTAAGCGGATAGGGAATCATGACCTGACAAGGCCGGTATCCTGACCGGCTTTCCGCTATTAACTTCAGGGATGCCTACAGGGGGTGTCAAATGAAGAGATGTACCAAATGTGGCTTGTCTGTTGATGAAGGGGCATTCTTCTGCAGTGACAAGCAAAAGAAAGATGGTTTAAGTAGTAGTTGCAAAAAGTGCCACAGCGAATGCGACAAACAATATAGGCAGTCCGAAAAAGGGAAAAAGAAAAAAAAGAAATATCAACAAACCGCAAAAAGCAAGGATGCCAAAAAAAAATATTATAAAACTGAAAAAGGTAAAGCAGTAAGAAAAAAATATCAGCAATCTGTAAAATACAAAAAAGCGAATGGAAAATATCGTAAGTCTGCAAAATTCAAAGAAACACAAAAGAAAGGGTATGCCAAAAATAAAATATCTAAACGTTTGTCGAACGCAATAAGGGGTTCCCTTAAAGGAAATAAAAATGGACGTCACTGGGAAGACATAGTTGGCTGGACGTTACAGCAGTTTAAAAATAGATTTAATCAATTATTCAAACCAGGGATGACTTGGGAAAATCATGGGACGGTGTGGGATATAGATCATATCCAACCATTAAGTATTCACAATATTACTTCAACAGATTGTACAGACTGTAAACGAGCGTGGGAATTATCAAACCTTCAGCCATTATTTAAAAAAGAAAATCGTTCTAAGTCTAATAAATTGGAAAAACACTTTCAACCTACTTTGTTTTAAAGGGAAACATGTCTAACAAACTTTGCCTTAATATCAATCTAAGCAATTTTGCTGTAAGCCAGTTTTGCGATTTTAATTTCAACTCATTCTGCGAGATTGGCGGGAAAACTTTTGGGGCTTCTGATGCTGGAATTTTAGAACTAACAGGAAACAATGACAGCGGTGTTGACATTGACGCTTTTTTTGAGTTGATTATTTCTGATTTTGGGATCAGCAGCATGAAGCGAATACGCTCTGCCTATATCGGCGGTGAAGCAGACGGAGCCCTAACGCTCACACTAAAAGACGATGAAGACAATTCAAGGACATATCCACTGGAACTGACATCTGGCAGCAAACAAAGCAGCGGCAAGGTCAGCGTAGGCAGGGATGGCCTTGGAAGGTACTGGCAGATAAGGATTGATAACACAAGCGGTGTATATTTTGCCATAGACTCTATTGAATTATTACCGACAATTTTGGGAAGGAAGCCGCGATGATCCATGAATTAAAGCCAAAAAACGTGATTGTAGAATCAAAAGGAAAAACAATTGATCAACACAAAGAAAAACCGAAAGAAGTTGTACATTGCCCTGGACAGGATCAACCTGGTCAAAAGGCTTAACGTACTCTTTAAGCCAGGCGGTGGGTATCATGCTCGCTTAGAAGATGGCAAATTCGTGCCGAATATGCCGTCAATGGCAATAGATTCGCCCTGGGTTTATATCAAAACTGCGCCCGGCATGCGATGCGATATTTATCATAGAGTTTTATACAATGTATTAAAGATCGTTCCAAGCCGGTGTCGTGAATGCTGGAAAGTAGTTGTCCGCCCCAAAACGGTAGAAGGCTTGTTTGAGTTGTACGAGTTCCAGCGCGAGATGGGCGTTCCGTGTAAATGCGGGATAGAGCTTCGAGAGACCGTGTACGGTAATTATGGCGGGTATTTCTATTGTCGTGGTGAAGCCGAAGGGCAAGAACGATATCGGGAAGTCAAGGCTTTGGTTGATGAGCATCTTTCAGAATTAGATACTCCGGTGCTTTTGAAAAGATATTGTACCGAATATGAGATCGGAAAAGATGCCCTTGGACCAAGCAATGAACTGCCAGATATGACAGATGATGAGAAATGGCTTGAGGAATATATTCTTGATAATTTCCCAAGTATTGGTTTCGGATCGCCTCAGCCTGATCATATAACAGCGAATGTCATGATGGAATGGGTTAATCTCGCTTATAAGAACGGGGATAAGACATACGCAAGCTTTACAGATGGCGGCCCTTTATTCAAGCCTTACATCGTATATCAAAAGGAGAAATAATTATGGCCATTATAGCAGATACAGTCTTTGACGCAGCCCTGGGCATAGTTGACAACTGCAACAAAGCGCAGGTGAGAAAGGCAACGTCGGGCATTCTGATTAACAACATTACCCTGGACGCCGGCAACTTTGGAGCGGCTGGGGATAATGGTGGCGCAGGCGGTGGCCGAAAGATGCAATGCCTTGTGTCAAGCGCGAGTGATATGAAAAATATTGCGGTAACAAGTGCAGGCACGGCTACCAAGGTGGCGTTGCTGATTACTTCAGCGCTAACTGTTGTAGCTGACTTAACATCAGGAGTTGTGCTGGGCGCTTCGGATTCAATCAATCTTGGGACATTTTCTACGATCCTGAAAGATCCAAGTTAAAAATGTGTCGATTCGCTATATCACAACCGGCAATGAAAAGATGGCGAGAGGTCTTCTCGGCGAAGGCAGGCATCAACTTTCTATCTTAAAGAATGCCATGACCTTTCAAAACCTTCAGCAGCTTCAACGAATTGCAAGGTTTTCCGACGGGACGGTAATAAAGTGTTCAAGCTGTTACGGCCAGGACGTGGTTAATGTTCATGTGCCTGTTCTTAAGGCCCCGGTCAAGGAAGAAAGGAAAGTTGTAGAGATCTTTTATTGCTGGTGTACCAATTATTTCACAGAAGGCAAGATCATAGAAGTTATCGGGGAATATGGCAAGGTCGGAGATTATGGCGCTGAGATTTATCCGGATTATTGCAACTCAAGCGATATTGCGGTTAAGAATTATATTGGCATTCGATATAAAGTAAGGCTTTGCCAGGGCGATAAGAGGAGTGCATACATTTGCCTGCCTTCCGATTTTGCAGAATATGAGATCGGCAATAAGGTTATTGTCTTTATGCGGGGGGTTTGGAAAAGTGCAACCTTGAATGAACCGAAAAGGACACCAGGGAGTAAGTGCAAATGCAGTGAATATGTTACATGTACAGCCTGTAAGGGCACGGAACGAAAAGGCAGGACAGGCGATGAGGCGGATGGATCTTATTTGATTATGCCTTTAGAGATAGCGGGGGTTAATTGAGCTACGAAACGATTCCCATAGAAGCCAAAAATGCAAGCAGAACTCATGTGCTTACCGGCACGTACGTTGAGGCTGGGGCAGGTGACAATACGGCAAATGTCACAGTTGATATCTATGGCCTGCTTGCAGACATCCCGATATTTTATCATTGCCCTGACTCAGAAACGGCGGACGGCAATCCTTTCGCGGCCGATGACAGGGTTCTTGTTACAAATTCTGGAGAAGGTGCGGTCGCAGCCAACATGAAGGTCATCGGCTTTGAGGACGGGCTGCCGAGAAATTGTGGATTCCAATTTAAGTTTACAAGGGGTGAAACAACGCTTATTACTGAAGCCGATGATTTGTCGTTGTCGATATCCGTATATAATTCAGACGATGTTGGCGTTTCGATCACTACGCCTATATATAACCAAACAACCGAATTTTGGGAATTCAACATAGCGGACGTAGGCGATTTTGATCCAGATGGTTATTGGATAGACTATAACTGTGATGATGGCCTTTTGACACAATATCCGTTTAAATATAAAGAAGATGACAAAGACAAAACAGAAGATTTAATCCATGTGGGAACCTATGAAGGCGATATCCCTTTCTGGAAAGTTACTGAACCGGTATCCATAACAGGGACACTTGGGTGCACAGGTACAGGACGAGGTTCAACTATATGGACAAATTTTATTGATGACCTTGCGCAAATATCAGGATATGTTTATATAGATGGAGACATTTATACCAAAACGTTAAAAGTAGAAGCGTCTATTCCATACCAAGTATGGTGGAAGTTACGGAACAAAGAACCACGGTTGAAGAATGCCCACGAAAAATTATGGGTGGTAGATACGATTACTTATCAATCTGGGGTTTGCTGGAATGGATCGGAGTGGGTTGTACTGGCGACCATATGTTGTACTACCGTAGCCAGCGGCAATTGGACAGCTTGTAGTTTTTCTAATGATGGGCGTGGCGCTGAATTCGTTGTTACTGGTGGGACTATCTCTGAAACGGTAGATGACGATAATGCTGTTGTTCCGCAAGATAGCAAAATTGTGTTTCAGGGCAGCATCGGCGGGGCCGAGCATTCTGCTGTTTTTACAAATATTGGCGATGAAGAGCTCCCCGATGCCTGTAGCGATGGTCCAAGGGCTGCAACATGTTTGCCATGCGATTGTCCTGGTGTCCGCCCATATTCTTTTAACTATTGGTATCCGGCAATACATAGAGACATTATGGACATAAGTGCATCTTACGATTGGGAATAACAGGAGGCCAAAATGGGCGGCTACGCATTAGAAGAAGTCAAAGAAGTAAATGATGACGCGACAAGAATGGTTAACGAACGCTTTGACCTTGCCGAACAATTGGCCGAAGATCAGGTTGCCGCAGCTCAGGTATATCTTAGTTCTTTGAGTACTCTTTTTGCAACAGCAGTAATGCCGTCTTCTGATATCTCTTATGATTTTCAGCCGATAGCTCTCGATTCAGACATATCCAGCGCCAGACCTGAGCCTCCGACTGATGAAGAACTGACAATGCCAATAATTGATGATCCGGTTATGGGCACGCTGAATCCAATAACAGTTCCAACCATAACCATCCCAGCCTACGATCTCGTAGAACCGGAAGTAACCAGTCTTGTATATAATGAATCGGTATACGCATCAGATCTTCAGGATGCCTTAAAGATAGCCTTGACTGACTTTATTGAAAACGGGGGTACTGGCCTTGGGGCAACCGTAGAGGACGCTCTGTGGGAACGTGGGCGGGATAAACAGGCGATCCTGAATGAAAGAACGTATGACGAGGCCAATGAGTTTTTTGCCTCCCGTGGTTATATCATTCCGCCGGGTGCATTGGGTGGAAGATTAGTCGAGGCTCTGGCCGAACAAAACAGGGCAGATGCTCAACTTAATTTTGAAATCCTGATAGAACAGGCCAGGCTTGCAAGAGCGCAGTCTGACCATTCAATTGATGCCTCAATTGCACTCGAAGGCCAGGACAAAGATCAGTTTAACAATGTGGCAAACAGAGCGCTGGATTATGCCAAAGCTGCTGTGCAGGTTATTATTGATTTATATACCACCAAGGTTCAGGCATATGTCGCCAGGGCGGAGGGCACAAAACTGACAGTTGAGGCGGAAAAAATAAAGGTTGATGCAGCAGTGGCGGCAAATGCCGGTGTTATAGATGCGTATACTGCCGATGTTGATGCTTATAAGGCAAAGATACAGGCGGAGCTTGGAATAGTCGAGATGGTAGCCAAAGTCTATGGATATCAGATAGCCGGATATGAGGCCGATGTTAAGGTTGCTGCTATGGAGCTTGACGCTCAAATAAAAACATACCAAGCTCAAATTGATCAGGCGAATAATCAGACATCATTAACTTTGAAAGAAGCTGAATTGACAATACAGTCTTATCTTGGTGCGCTTCAGCTAACGGCTGATGCAATGAAATCCGGTGGGACTATAAGCGCTCAAATAGCAGCATCGGCCTTAAGCGCTGTTAATGCAAGCGCAAGCCTGGGTGCTCATGCTTCGAGTAGCTATGGCAGCAGTAGTAATTATTCCCATAGTGAATCTGATTCTGAGTCTCTATCTGAAACACATTTTTACGACGAAACGGCGGTTTAAGGGGGGTGAAATCATGAAGGATTTGGGGCTTAAGTATAAATACAGGGACAAATACGGAGAGACACACGGCGAGAAACTCCGGGGTGAAAGGCGTGAGTTTAAAAGAGAGATGGCTGGTTCCGCTGCAAGAACTGGTATATCCGGCGTAGAAAGAGAACAAGAAGGCTTAACCAGAAGAATGGGCATGCAAGAGGCAGGCCTGGAGACACGACATAAAAGAGAATTCGGCGCTTCCGGATATGGAAATATTCCTGGTGGTTTCAGGTATGCCGAATTAGCCTCGAAAAAGAAAGGAGTTGGTCGCGGAGGGCTTACCGCCGTTCAGAGTTCGGACCTAAGAGAATCTGCGTTTAAGAATGCACAGGAGCAATTAGAGAAAACACGAGATCCTTTAACTGGTAAGATATTAAATCCTGCAACCGGCGAGCCGATGACAGACGAGGTTTATAAGTCTACATTAGAGGGGCTTACGACCGATTATTATGATTATGCAAGGGGCGGCGGCGAGCAACCAGGTGGCGGTGGCATGCCTGCGGCTGGTGGAGCTGGCGGCGGCGGTCGGGTAACCACAGCAGGTGGGCGAAGGTTTGAAATCCCAGGCGGCGGGCGTGGTTTTGAAGAAAGCATGGCCACTCCGGAACAAATGGCAGACGTAGGATTTGATGACAGAACGCCTCTGATGACAACGGCAGAACCGCCAAAAAAAAGAAAGCCTACTGCAAGAAGAGGGATCACTCCAAGCGAGAAAACCTTTGACCGTAGTAGTTTTCTTCCGACTAATCCTCTTTTGGAATCACGTGTAGGCAAACTTACAGACAGGTATCGACAACTACAAAAAGGATGGGGTTCGGCCAGGAGATAGCACATGGCATTTTTTGATTACGAAACAAAAGAAAAACCAAAACGTACATTCTCAGGGCAATCGGTATTTGCAAGCGAGTTCAAGAAGGACGAGATGTCCAAAAAATACCGGGATGCAGGAAGAGCTATTGTCCAAAAAAGGTTAGAAGGCTATCGTCATCCTGATATTTATACACAGGGAATGACTGATGATGATTATGTTGCGATTGGAAAAAAAGATGCCAAAGAGAAAGAACCTGGTGTCATAAAAGCCGGAGTTGCCGCAGTTGCGCGTGGTATCCCCGCCCTTGGGGAATTAGCAGGTCACGCAATCAAAACGCTTGATCCTGAAGGCGGGATAGATGTTGTCGAAAAGGTTGGCCAGAAAATAATTGATGTCTCAGAAGGCATGAGAGACGTTGGTATAATGAAGCCCGCTGTCCCTGGTGTCGAAGAGGAAGGCTTTGTAAGACGCGGGATAATGGGCGGCCTCGAAAGCACAATCCCATCGCTTGCGCCATTAGGGGTTGGGGTTGGGGCTGGAGCTCTTGCCGGAAGCGTTTTCGGGCCACCAGGTACAGTAATCGGAGGGCTTGTTGGAGGCATAGGCGCCACGCTTGGAATTCACGGGCTTGGCGTATATGGGCAGAAAAAAGAAGAATATGTCCAACAAGGCATAGATGAAAAAACAGCACATGGAGCCGCAATTAAACAAGGTATTATTGAAGGCGGGATAGAGACCGTCTCAAACCTTATAGGTATGGTAACTTTTGGTTGGGGCAAGCTTGCGGCACAGCCTTTAAAGACTACAGCCAAAGAACTTTTAAAGACTCCGGTAAAAACTTTTGCAAAAAATCTTACGAAAAATGCTTTATTGAATGAAGTCCCGACCGAAATGATTCAGGGGGCTTTGGGCGCCAAGGTAGATGAAGAGATAGGGCTTCTTCCTGAAGGAGCATGGCAAGAAGCAGCGGTTGAATCTATTATTCCGGCCCTTACCATGAGTGTGCTTTTTGGGGTAGGAGCACAAGGGATAACAAGCCTGCAAAGAAATAGTGTAAAAAATCAATTAAACAGTGAGAATCCAGAAGAAAGAAAAAAGGCAGCTGAGTATATTGCAAAAAATATTGACGACAAAGAATTACGACAATCATGGGCCGATATGGTTGAGCCCCTTATTGATTCAGGCGTTCCGATTGATATAAATGCAGATTTTACACAAACAACTTCAGAAGAAACCGGAATATTTAGAGACGCTGTTGAATCGGGGCAATTAGCTGAAGACATCAAAAGTGGCGAAGTAACCATAGATGATATGGCGCCTGTGATTGAAAAAATAGCCACTCAAGATCCCGCCCTTGCAACACAAATAACCGAGATGTTCGTTGCAGAAGAGGTCGAGCCGGTCGAAAAACCGATATCTGCTGCCCGTGATACTCTTCTTGATGAAGGCGAAAAAGGCATCACCGCGAAGGAGCTTTTAACCGGGAAGGCATTAACCTCTGAAGAGAGGATAAAGGAGGCCGCAGAGGTTTTTGAAGAAGCCCCAAGAAGACCTGCCGAAATATCTGCCGAAGTGTTTGAGGAAAAAATAACAGAAGAAAAGCGAATCAAGGCCAAAGCTGAAATAGAGCCGGATATCAATAAGTTCTTAATCCGTGGATATAAGCCTGAGAAAATAGCGATACCTGTAGAAGTCGACAAAGAGGGCAAGGGCTTAAAAACGACCCCTGATCAAAAACGGTTACTGAAAGGAATGACCGTTGAGGAAGCGCAAACGGCAGCTACTCAGTGGAATGATTTAATAGAACCGGGCATGCGAGATGTTGAAAGAAAAGCAAGAATAGCTGAAGCCGAAACGCTTGTAAAAGAAAGGCCGGATTTATTTAATTTGGTTCATGGCAGGTTGAATGTAGAGGACCCGGCAAAGATAGAAGCTCAAGTTCGAGAAGTTGATGCGTCCCCGACCGAAGCTCAAATTGAAGCAGGAAACTATAAAAAAGCTCATATCAAAGTTCAAGGTTTCGATATCTCAATCGAGAATCCAGAAGGTTCAAAGAGATCAGGCGTTTCCCCCGAAGGAAAAAAATGGTCGATCACGATGTCTGGTGGTCATTATGGATACTTCAAGCGATCAGCGGGAAAAGACGGTGAACAGATAGACGTATTTGTTAATGCAGGTGAACGCAAAGAAGGTGATAGGGCTTATATCGTAGATCAGATAGACCCTGAGACCGGCAAGTTTGATGAACATAAGGCTATGGTCGGCTATCCTTCTCTTGAGGCTGCAAGCGAGGGGTATCTCGCTAATTATGAAAAAGGCTGGAAAGGGCTTGGGGATATAACCGAAGTCTCTATGGATGATCTGAAAACATTTGTCGAGAAGAGACAGACGAGGCCATATTCCAAAATAAAGAAGCCGGCCGTAGATGTGGAGCCGGAAATTAAGAAACCGACTAAGATCGAACGCAGAAAAGATATCGCTCGCAGAAAATTGATATCCGAGATGTCACAAGAAGAGCTGAGGGCGGAACTCCTTATTAATCCAGTTACAAGGATTCCGAACAAACGTGCCTATCAGGAAGCTGAAGCCGTTGATCTCGAAAAAGGGATCACTAAGCCCAAAGCATATATAGATGTTGATTCTCTAAAATATGTCAATGACTTTGCCGGGCACGCGGCAGGCGATGAGTTGCTTCAGACTGTAGCTAAGGCGGCTTCTGAAGTTACTCCCGACAGCTATCATATCAGTGGCGATGAATTCATTATCCGTGCAAAAACAGAAAAAGAAGCAGAAGCGCTGGCAGATAAACTGAACGAAAAGTTGTCCGGGGCTGAGCTTGAATTCACAAATGATAAAGGCGAAAAATATACATATAAAGGTTTGGGGGTAAGCTATGGTGTTCACAGGGAAGAAACAGAAGCAGATCGACTCCTCAGAAAACACAAAGAAGAAAGAGAAGCCGAAGGATTACGTGCCAGACGTGGAGAGCGGCCTCCAGGACTTCGTGAAGTCGATACCGGGGAAGGTCGTAGGCGTGAAGGTGAAATTGCCGAAAAGGAAATAGCGAAGCTCGCAAAGCCAATAGCACCTGATGTTGCCAAGCCGAAGCCACCAGAGGCCGTTAGGGAAGAGATCGAGGCCAAGCCTATACCAGAGGTTGCTCCGAAAATAGAAAAAAAGAAAATTAAAGCAATTCCCGAAAAAAAAGAAAAGATCAAGCTTGCTCCGGTTAAAAAGGCCAAGATTATTAAACCTGTCGTTCCTGGAGTAAAACCTAAAGTTAAAAAAGAAAAAATCGAAGTAACTCCTGAAAAAGAAAAGCCAGTCGAGCCAAAAGCCAAAGAATCCATAAAAGTCTATGTAGATGACTATGTTAAATTTGAAAATAGTGGTGGACAGGTATTCTATGGAGATGTCGTTAAAGTGCATAAAGATGCCGACACAGTGGATATTTTGCCTGACGGTGCAAGCAATCCTATAGAGATGCCGGCGAACATGGTTACAGGCCTTGAGCGTGGTGGACGATATAGAAAAAGAGCTATGGTAGAGATAAAGACTGAAGAGCCAAAAGTGATAGAAGAAAAGATCGAAGTAGCTCCAACCCCAGAAGGCAAAGAAATAACCATTGATCTTACCAAAAAAGAAGAAGCCGCGGTAACGCCTAAGCAACAAAAGACATATTTATTGACCGAGATTGATAAAGCCATCGAAGGTAGCCTAAAAGAAGCTGAGGTTGAAAGTGTAGAAAGGGCAAGAGAGCTGTTAAAAATGCGCATTAATCCTCTACAGCAAATTGACACTGTTTTTAAATTCGAGGTTCCTAATGATGGGACCTTTGAAATTATAGGCAGCGAATTGTTTGATTTTCAAAAACGTGTCGAAAGTGCATTCCCTTCAACAATAATTAGTAAGAAATTTAAGCCCAAGGCACCTGCAAAAAAGGCTGTTCCGGAAGCTAAGTACAAAAAAATATTAGACGTAGCTCCTGAAAAATTAAAGCCGGAAGATATAGATAGAATTTTTGAGGAAGTAGCCGATACTGAAGTAAGAGACTTGACCGGCGCAGTGTTGTTAAATCCTTTCCAGAATTGGCTACTTTCTCAAGATATATCTGAAGCAGTTAGGAATAAAATTAAATCTGTGGCCGATAAAGATTATATCGCTGAAGCCGTTGAGAAAATGGAATCTCAAGACATAGAGTATGCAAGAGTTATGGTGCAACACACACATGATGAAATGGGAGAGCTTCAGGCTTATTATGATGAACATAAAGCCGGCAAGACGACGCTTAAAGAGATAGCTGAAGAAACAGGGATTAAACGCTCCGGCAATCAAATGGAACAAGATTTGCTGGATGCTACCGATGCTTATGCGAAAGCAGCTAAACATTTTGAAGAGCTTACTGAAATAAAGCCTCTTTTTCTAATACGCAAACCTTATCCATTGGTAAGTGAAGCTTCTGTAGCATCTGAACTGCAAGGCCATATTAATAAAATAACTGCTCGGTGGAAGAATGCGCCTATAGTCGAAGTCGTTCAGTCTCAATCAGAACTACCCAAAGAAATATTAAAATACAGCGAAGGCCAGATTGTTGATGGCGTATATTTTCGTGGCAAGGTTTATATCGTAGCTGATAATCAAGCATCTCCTGAAGATGCCGTTAAGACTTTACTGCATGAGTCTTTTGGTCACTTTGGCTTGCGGGCAGTCCTTGGCAAAGAATTTGGCGACATTATGGATAAGGTTTATTCCGCCAAAGAACCGGCGATCCAGACGATAGCTGATAGCTATGGCTTTGATACCGCCACATATAAAGGAAGGGTTCTGGCTGCTGAAGAATGGCTGTCAAGAGAGGCTGTGACGAACCCTGAATCCAATTGGGTAAACAAGGTGGTGGCGGTTATTAGAAGGTTTATGCGAAAAATCATGCCTTCGTTAAAAATGGCAGACGCAGAGCTTTGTCAATTAATATATGATGCAAGGAGTTATGTTGAGATAGGCAAGCCAGGGACAGGAGTTGGTATTGATAGGGCCTTACGAGTCCCTGGATATCAGGCAATTAAACAGGCTGAACGCTTCTACTCACAAGTTATTAAAACCGTTCAAGACAAAATGCCTGCTAAGATGCAAGCTTCAGCGGTGATGCCATGGCTTAGGAAACAGCCTGGGATTAAAGCGGCAGAGCTTGAGTGGATGGATGTTGAGGCAATGCTTGAGGGTAAGAAGGTTGTTGTGCGGGATGAACTGGTGGGGTTGCTTCGAGAAAATCAGGTTGTGGTTGAGGAGGTTGTGAAGAGTGGGGATGTTTTTTATACTGAAGAAGATTTAGATTATCAGGGAGTAGAAAAACAAGGGAATGTTTCATTTCATATTTTCAATGTTCCTGGCAATGTGTTGCAACTGCCTGTTTCTAAATACAAAACAGAAAAAGAAGCAAGAGATTATGCTTTAACTAAAATTAAAAAATACGACACTACCAAATTTGCACAATACCAGCTCCCAGGCGAAAAAGAAAACTATCGTGAGCTTTTGTTTACGCTGCCTGGCAAAAAACCACTTCTTTCAAAAAAAGAATATAGTGAATATGCAAAATTAAATTCTTACGTTAGGCAAGGCGATAAAAAACTTACCGTTGCTGAATTAGCACGATATGAATATCTAAAAAACAGATACGAACAAATTGAAAAAGAAGGTGATGCGGGGTTTGTATCTCCCCATTGGGACGAACCAAACGTATTCGCCCACGTCCGGACAAACGAAAGAACGGACGCCGATGGCAATAAGATTTTATTCATTGAAGAGCTACAAAGCGATTTTGCATTGGAGGGCAGAAAAAAGGGGTATCGGGGAATATTACCTGCTGAGTGGACAATTCAAGAATTTATTCCTGAACTTGGTGAGAATAAATGGGAGGTTTTAAACGAAAATGGTATTCAGCAATTTGCCGCACCGACCAAAAGAGAAGCTCTTGATGGTGCGACACGAGAAGCTGTTCCTGACATACCATTCAAAAAGAACTGGCACGAAGTAGTGTTAAAACGCATTATCCGCATGGCAGCCGAACAAGGGATGGACAAGGTTTCTTGGGTTACGGGACAGCAAACGGCTGACAGATACGACCTAAGCAAGCACCTCGAAAGCGTAACTATTTTGTATACGAAGAAATCTGGCTACAGGATAGATGCTTTCGACTATGATGGTGAAAAGGTTATAGCAAAATCAAATCTTTCAGTGGATGAGTTGCAGGGGCATGTAGGTAAAGACTTAACAGATAAGGCATTAAGCAAGTTTGGGGATGATGATAAGGGAACTGCTATTTTCTCAGGGCTTGATCTCAAAACGGGCGGAGTTTGGACATACGCACTATACGACCGCATGATACCTCAATATCTCAAGAAATTTGGGAAAAAAGATGGAGCGGAAGTCGGGGCTACTGAAATTGACACAACTGGGTGGCAATCAAAAAGAGAATATATTGGTGATGATTATACAATAGAGGATGTGAAAAAATCTCTTGTGGTTGCCAAAAAAGACGGCCCAAGTGTTTTTGAAAGTCCTATAACTGGGGAACGTCAAATGTTCGCAGTTAACAGAGTTCAGGTGGCGAATGAATTGAAATCATTACAAAAAGAAATAGAGAGCGGAACATCTTTTAGCAACGCAGTCGCAATGCAGAGCAATGCTGTCGCTGAGCTGTTTGGTGGTAAAATAGAGCGGGTATCCGAAACAACAACCCAACAATCTTTCACCATAACCCCAGCCCTAAAACGGGCCGCTCTTGTTGAAGGCATGCCATTATTTGCAAAAGAGAAACCACCGACAGATTATAAAGAACTACTCAAGAAGTACAAAGCTCCGGTAAAAGCGCCCATAGAAAAACCGTTGCCGGCAGATGAAGACGTTATCAAAACCTATAAAGAAAAACATATAGCTTTTGAACCTAAAAAACTACAACTCACCAAGCAAGTCGCCAAGGATTTTATCGCCAAAGTTTATACCAAATTCGTTTTTGCTGAATTCCCTGCAATACGGTTGGCGGCCAAAGCAAAAGATCCAAAGGTTATCCAAAGGATACAAGATCAGATAAATAAGGTTTGGGGCAAGGGCGGGATTGTCGAAGTGTTTGTTGCCGGCAAAGGTCCCCACAGATATGATGAAGGTGGTAAGCCTGAATATATCGAAGGTTCTCAATCTCTTAAGGAAATAGTCAAAGACTTGTCTCCCCAGGAATACGAGGATTATGAGACGCTCAGGATAGCTGAAAGGGATATTGCCCTGGCCACGTTTAGACCGGACATCAAAGGGACAGATATAGAAGCATCGTCGCAGGTGGTAAAAGCCCTTGAAAAGAAATATGGGGATAATATTAAAAAGCTCCGGGATGTTTCAAAGGAGCAGCGCAAATATGACGATACCCTTTTGAAATTATTGGTAGAAGAAGGCTGGTTGTCTAAAAAGGTTTATGATGGAATAAAGGCAAAACCTGAGTCAGAGTTTTATGCTTCGTTTTTGCGGGAGATGGATACGGTTGGCGAGCAGGTTCATGGCGGCAAAGATCCTCTTAAAAAGATAAAGGGATCTGAACTCAGGAAAATACCTACCATTGAATCGTCTGTGTCCAATACCTATAAAACCATTAAGCTGTTGGAAACAATAAAGCTCAATAAAAAGATAGTTGAACTAAAGGATTTAACACCTGACCTTGCCGAAGTTATTGAAGAGGTACAGCCGCAATATCTAACGAAAGACGTGCCTGAACGGCCTGGCCCAAGAGGTGGGACTAAGGTATCAATCCGGTCGCCAATTCAGCCCAAGGGCACTATTATAGTTCCTGTGGATGGGGTTAAGCATTACTGGCGAGTTCCTCCGGATGTCCACAAGGCTATAGATTATTATTCACCTCAAGAAATGAGCATGGCCATAAAGATCTTATCCGGCCCTGCAAAACTACTTCGTGCAGGCGCTACCTTGACCGCTGAATTTATCATGCGCAATCCGGTAAGGGATCAATTTTCAGCCATGGTGTATTCCAAATATGGCTATATACCATTTATTGACTTTGGCAAAGGCTTCTTTGAACTAATGAAAAAGGGCGACCTTTATCAGGAATTCAAAGCAGGTGGTGGCGAACAGTCATATTTTACCAGCATGGACAGGACTACCCTGAATCTGACCGCCAGGGACATCTTAGGCTTTAAGAAAGGATTAAAGACATACAATCCTATAGAGTACCTTCGGATAGCCTCTGAGGTTATGGAGAAGTCCACCAGGTTGGGAGTTTTTAAGCGAGCCAAGGATAAGGGTGCTACAACATCCGAAGCGACGGCAGCGGCAAGAGAAAGCACCCTGGACTTTCGCAGAATAGGGGAGGAGCGTCGGATTAATCAAATAACGGCTTTCTGGAATGCTAATGTACAGGGGACTGACATATTGCGCAGGAAATTACAAAAGCATCCGGGACGGACATTACTCCGGCTGGTGCTTGGGATAACGATACCTTCGATTGCTTTATGGCTGTTTAATAATAGTGATGATGAAAGAAAAGAACGGTACAACTCTTTACCTGGTTGGAGGAAAAACTTCTTTTGGAATATTGTTATTGATAAAGACATGCCCATAATATCCCTGCCGAAGCCTTTTGAGCTTGGGCTTATATTTGGTTCTTTACCGGAAAGGATTTTTGACTATATTGTCCTCAACGATCCCAAAGAATTGGAAACAATAGCTCATTCCATAGTGGAAGGCGTTGTGCCTGGGGTTATTCCTACATTGCCTTTAGCTTTAATCGAAAATATGACAAACTGGAGCTTCTTTATGAAGCGGCCTATTGAAAGTGAAACCATAAAACGATTGCCTCCCGGCCAAAGAGCGCACCAGTATACCAGTAGTGTTCTTAGAGAGATTGGCAAAGTGACTAATCTTTCGCCATTAAAGATGGAAAATTGGGTTAGGGGTTGGTCGGGCGGTTTGGGTAAGCTTGGCCTTGATATCATAGATCCATTGTTTGAGACAGGGGATGTGCCGGAAGTTACAAAAGACTGGTATCGTGTGATGCCTGGCATAAGAGGGTTTATTTCCAGAGAACCTATTGGCAGCGCTGGCAAAGACATAACGAACTTTTATGATAACCTGCAAAGGGCTAACGAAGCTGAGCAGGGCTTTAAGGTTTTAATCAAGACGGATCGAGATGAAGCTATCAAGTTTGATGAAAAAACCAAAGGCGTCAAGGTTTTCGCGAAAATATTCAGGAAACAATCTTTAGCGCTTGGCAAGCTGCGGAAGAGGAAGGCGGTCGTCATGGGGTCTAAGGCTTTGTCGTCTGACAAGAAGCGGGATTTGATAGAGACCATTGACACCAGGATGTCGTTTATCGCAAAAACACAAAATGAGCGATTTCGTAAGTTTTTAGTTGCCGATTAAAAGAACTTGTGATATGGGATTATTAGGACGGCGAGGATAGGAAGGCGCTCCTGATAAAGTCGCTCCCCATGCGGGAACGTGGATTGAAACGTTAGGAAAAAGGAAAATAATTATGAGTGAGTTGTCAAAAATTAAATATAGCAATCCAGTTTCTTCTTTTACGATGAAACATGACAAGGTAGAAAACCGTTTTATCATAGATTATAATTCTGCGATCATGGATACCAGGTCTATTGTTTCGGATAAATATAATACCATATTTGATGCAAATATTGGCACAATCTGTGATTTTATTAAGAAAGAGCTTAAGTCTCTTGAGCTATAGCAGGTGGGGCAGCAGGGGCAGCGGGCATTGGTACACTTTTAGGCGTGCTCCTTCAACTGATGAATTAGCAACCAGAGACAATGCTCTTTTTGCGATTTGCGATGTATGTACGTTTACTGCAAAAGAGTTAAGAGATGATATTAAGGCGTGCTTAAACATAGTGGCAAAAAAAGATTTGTTAGCAGATAAAGACAAGCTGGACGAATTGTGCATTTATATGTCCGAATTCTTGAAAGATGTGGATGAAGCATATCTACATAAAAAAGATTAAACAAAAATATTGGAGATGAGATGCCTACGTTTATTACCTCGGAATCTGGGGCGTTCCTACTTAGCGAGGACAATCGCTTCCTAATCATCAACGAAGCAATCGCTCTGGAAGCCGTTAAAAAGATATTTGCGATACTGCCAAGAGTGGCAGAGTTAGAAATATTGCCAAGAACAACCGAGTTGGAGATAAAACCAAGAGAAATTGAGTTTGTATTAAGGGGTGGGTGATCATGGGAGCAGTTTTAGAAATAAGCCCGGATTCAAAGATTAGAATGGCGGCAGGGGAAGAATATGCGTATTCCTTACTTCTTGCACGGGAGTTAAGGGCCAAAACAGTCGCATCATATACCTACAAAATATATGATTCTTCTGATACCGACGTAACCAATACCCTGGGCGGCGGAAGCTCTATTGACGAGGATAATATTATCTTGTTCGGAGTAATAGCCACAGCGACCGGGAAATACACCTTACGGTTTATTGTAACTTGTGACGATCTCTTGCCGGACGATGCAACTCCTTATGAATTCTATGCTGAAATCACACTTACCGTTGTTTAAGGAGAGACATGGGAACCGTTATTCTTGCTGACGTAACCGAACTCGAAACCGTTAAAATATCCGAACTTCCAGTGGCCACCGCGGTTGGTGATGCTGCTGCCTTCCCTACAGTCTCTATAGGAAAAACCAAAAAAATAGCTAAGTCAAACCTGCTTAAGGATGTAATAGTTGGCGGTGATAGGGTTGCGCATGTAAGCCCTGTCTTTACAGACAATGAAGCCTCTCATCAGTTTAGTACAATCCAAGCAGCGATTGATTTCGCATACGGTAAATGGGGGCCGGTAACCGACTCGAACAATAAAGTTGTTATCAGGCTCGCTCCCGGCAAATACACAGAACAAATCCATTCGTACGAAAATATGCTTATCAAAAGCTATGCAAGCGGTTATGACGCCTTGGATACCGAACCACCGGCGACGCTTTATAACACCGGCGCTGATGCAGCTCATTATCCTTTAAGGTCTGACGAGGATGAAATTTATGAGCTGTCCGGAATAAATGTTGAAACGGACGCAGGTGGTATATTCGGTAAATTGCCGGTAGGGGATTATTACAGTTGCAGATTCAATTATGGCCATTTTATTGAAAGAGACAGCTCTGCACTGGCCATATTCAGTAATTGCGCATTTTACGGATCAGCTTATGGCGGATTTAACCTCACAGGAACAAATCTTACAGGACTTCGCAACATCTTGTTAAGAGCGGGCTGCACCTTTAGAGGGGAAGGCGTTCCTACCCTTTTAAGCACGCATGTCGGCTTTGCTAATTTTAAATGGACAGACACAGAACTGGCCGGAAGTACAGCTATTGGCGGAGATTGGGACTGGAGGGTCGATGATTGTTATGTTTATAGATCAGCGGTAAGGAGTGTCTTCAGCACTACCGGATTAATCAACATAGTAAATTCTGTAATTATAAACGGGCTGCATTTTACTTCAGCGCCGGCCTCGTTTAAAATGATAAATTCAAGTTTTGAAGGTATTAGCGATAATAAAATCCCTGATGGCGAGGCTGATATTACTTCCGATGTTGTTATTCCAGATGTGGTTTATTCCAACAATACGCAGCATAACGGGATATCCGGCAACATACAAATTACTTGTCCGATTAAGGCAGTCGGGTGTGCATCTCTTAATAGGTATTTTTCTCTTCAGGATGCGATTAACTCGATTGCTGTCTCCGGCGTTATTGACTTAAGAGAATCGTTTGTGGATCTGGCGGAGCTTACAATTCCAACGGGAAGCAGTGTCACCATAGATGGCCATAAATTATATTCGCTTACTTTTACCAGCGATATAATAGAGCTTCAGGCAAACGAGTCTATTATTTTTTTCGGCTTGTCCCAGCTAAACGGTGGCAATATTGAGGTCAATGGAAACAGCGCCTACGTGGGTTTTGAGGAATGCTTAACGGCCAATGCCTATGTTACATTAACAAGTGGTACGAGTTCTTACTGTCTGGTTTATACATCAACAATTAAAGCACCGACTGGTCATCCGGCGATAACACAAAATGTTACTACATCAACAATAGTGTTAGGTTATTCCAGGGTTGACGGTGGAGTAGGGCACCCTGCCATTCTGACTACCGTGGAAGCAGATAGCGGACTCAAAGCTAAGTTCTCAACGTTGATACATGGAGACGGTGCGGGTAACTCACCGCTGGTCTATACGGGTGCAAATAAAATGGATATTCTGGTTTATAATTGTGCGCTTAATGCTGCATGGAGTGCAGCGGATTACACAAACCTGATAGGATCTCCGAACAATACGACATCTCCAGAGATTGATTTTTAAGGAATTGCATGGGAACAATAATCCTCGCTGATGTAACTGAGCTTGAGACTGTCAAGATATCCGACTTGCCGGAAATGACTTCTATGGGAGAGGTTGATATTCTTCCAGGGGTAAAGGATGCGATAACCCAAAAGGTGACCAAGGCCAACTTTTTGCGCTTTCTTGAATCTGAGTATAAGGAATTAAGCGACTGGTTGGGGGGCGGTGTGAGTTTGGGTGCGGATGGGGTTACTGAAGTACCTGAAATAGTGTTAACGCCTGCGGCTTCGGCTCCGTCTGATGTTGAGGGTGGAATGTGGTATAGTAGTATCGACAAGTCTGTGTATGTTTGTACTGGAATTTAAGAATGGAGGAATGACATGGCGGTAACTTGGGACAAGATTTGTTTTGAAAAAAACGCCGTACTCAAAACACTCTTCGACGCTCAATCAGTTCTGGCGGCAACCGTTGACGACACACCGGCTGCCCTGGTTGTAGCAGAACAAGAGGTAGTTGGACGTTTAACTGGTGGTAATGTTGACGGGATAGTTATCGGCATCGCTGATGATAACATGGTGCAGATAGATGGAACGGCGAATGATACCGAGCATGCCGTTTTTAACGCTGCCGGGCTGGAAGGGTTAACGGATGCCGAACTGCTTGCCTCTTTAAGCGGGGATGCTGCCGCTGCGTTTGACTGGAACCATCAGCAAATGCAGAACATGGTTATACAAAATGTAGCTGACCATGCTGCTAAGATAGCCCTGACGCCGATATTAGGCAAGCTGGCTTTCCAGGTAGATGAACTTGCTTTTTATGGTTGTACGGTTATTGTCTAAAAGTCGCTTCCTTGGGGAGCGTGGATTGAAACATGGAAGCCATTGAACACAGCGCGGAAGCCCTCAAAAGCCTTTCGACCAAATATGAGAACGTTCTGGAAGTACAAATCAGAGTGCTCTATGCAAAAGTAGTGCAGTTTGTGGCGGCTTCGCAATTACCTTTGGTCCATGTAAACGCTGTCCTGGATTTGGTCAAGAAAGACTTGCTTGAGCAATTAAAGGATGGGTATTTCCCGGAGAAAAGGAAAGTGTAATGGCCGTAGTTTGGGAACGTATAGCCTTTCAAGCCGATTGTGCACTGGTAGCGGATGTTGATGCTTCCGGGTATGGATTTTTTATAGATGAAGACGATATGGTTTCGGATAGTGCAGCCAAGGTCCCTTCGCAGCAATCGGTTAAGGCTTATGTTGATGCTGAAAGTGGAATAGCCTTTGCTACAGCAGCGGTTTTAGGGACCTTATAGGAGTATTATGCTTTGTTTAGATTCTACAGATGTAATTGAAGGCGGTGCTTCGGTAGATGCGGTTATCGACTATACGCTGCACGGATTAGCAGGAGGCACATTCACACAGCTCGCAGCAGGAGTGATGAACACGACATTAACGGCAGTTCTTTACACGGCCGGAGCTGCGATCTCAGTAGTCAGTATCATACTCGTTAATAAACACACCTCGGCAGTTAACATAACCCTATGCCTCGACCCGGCCAATGGTGGTAATCCAAGGTATCTTATTCCTAAAACAATTTCTCTTGGCGCTGGTTATTCACTACATACTGATGGTGCGAGAATAACAGTATTGGATGCTAATGGTGTGGTGATATCAGGGCTTAATGTCTCCGATACAGCTTATGGGGCTGGCTGGAATGGGATAACGGCAGTTGCTCCTTCTAAAAATGCTGTTTATGATGAGGTGGAGCTTCGCACCAAGGCCGTTGCGGTAATAGCAGACAATAAGCTTATAGGCGGGGATGGTGGATCAAGAGGAGTACAAGAACGAAATGTTGTTGTTAATGATAATGGTATCGTGACTATGGCAGGGCAAAGCGGTTGTGGGGTTAAGTTGACCTCAGATCAAACTATAACAAGCAGCACTTGGACAAAATTAGTTTTAGCAACAGAGTTGTGGGATACTCACAATGAGTTTGATAATGCTGCTAATTATAGGTTTACGGTAGGCGTAGCCGGTAAATACTTATGTATAGGAGTTGGTGCTACTAGTTCTCTTCCTGATGGAGCAGCAGGAGTTGTGGAATTTAGAAAAAATGGAGTTTCTTTTGGGGCATACGCAGTTGTGTATGTTGGTGGAGTCGGAGTTTTAAGTTTATCCATAGCGGCTATCTTAAATACAGCGGTTAATGATTATATAGAGCTATTTTTATACCATACTAAAGGGTCGGATGGTACAGCCCCTGCGGCAGACGGTAAAAATGTTATGCAAATCCAGAAAATAGGCTAAGGGAGTAATAGATGAAAATACTGTTTCAAGAAGACGATGGAACTTTAATAAGAGAAGAATCAATATCGGAGGCAGAATATACTGCTGCAATGACTGATATGCTTGATTTTACGGAATGGATTGCAAATGCTTTTAAAAATAAATCAAGGCAGATGATAGATTATGTTGTAGAACAGTCAGGTCGAGGAAGTAAGCATACTTCGGTAGTCGCAAAAGAAAAAATTATTAATGATCTAAAGAAAGAAAACTCTGACTTGGTTAAACCGGCGAAAGATCGGAATCCTGCAATTCTATAGAATAGCACTCGAAGAAAGAGACGAGATAGGACATGGAAAACAAATTTAGACGAGAATCAGATAAAGACTCTATGTTGTTGATTTTACTTGGTGAAAGGGTTAGCACAATGCAAGAAACCTTATCAAAGTTTGTAGACAAGCAGGATGAAAACCCTTGCAAAGTCAACGGTCTTCGTATAAGGTATTTGGAGAAAATCATGTACGGCATCGTTTCAGCGGTATTTCTTTTGACGCTAAAGGCTATTTTGTCTTTTTTCCCCTGACCAGGTTCCGAGGTTGTGTTGATGTCTTTTATATCTTTTTTTAGATCTCAGATGCCCGATATTTTGGTTGCTCTAAAAGTCACCAGATTGGAGATTGCAAAAGTTCAAAGTGATTTAGAGCAACTTTTTATAGTTGAGCAAGATCATGCTTCTCCAATATTAACTGAGTGCCAATATGGAAGTTGTATAAAAAATGCAATAGAAAATTTTGGGGTTGCTTTGTGGATAAAAGATGAAGATCATAAGTTTATTTTTGCCAATAAAATTTGTTGTGATAAAATCCTTAAATGCGGTGAGGAGGAAGTTTTAAATCTGACTGATGCTGATTTTAAAAATGATGCCTTGGCGACAGAATGCATAAAAAGCGATAAAACAGTGATGCGAAATCAGAGAACCATGCGATTTATTGAGCATGCTGTTTATCCGGACGATAAAGAAATTTTTCTTGATATTGTTAAAAGCCCTCGGATTGAGGACGGGAAAATTACAGGAACTATTGGAAGTGGGGTAATAGTAACTAACGGCGTTCCTAAAGGGATAAGAGACCAGCATCGTAAATCAAGTTCGATTGAGATTCCTGTTAATGCACCGATGGGAACAATGAAACTTATTGAGTTGTTGGAAAGGCGGAAAGTCGGAGCAAGAGATAAAACAGATGACAATAAATTTCAAGAATGGCGAGAAAAAAATAAGTTAATAGGTTAAAAGCGATGGGTGATCTTACAAAAAATTTTAGCTATGATGAATTTGCCTGCAAATGTCCGTGCCATATCTGTAACATTAACAAGGAGTTCATGGAAAGGCTCCAGACTGCCAGGGATATTGCAAGGATTCCATTTAAAATTGTTTCAGGATGTAGGTGCCCCTCTCACAATGCAGTTTCCGGCGGAAAACCAAGCTCAGATCACATAACGACTGAGGCTATTCAGTGCGTCGGAGCAGACATATCATGCTATAGCTCTCATGCCAGGTTTGCGATATTGAAGGCGGCTTTGGAGGCGGGGTTTAAACGCATCGGAATAAGCCTTAAGCACAATTTTATTCATCTTGGAATGTCGGAAGAAAATCCACAGAAAGTTTTTTGGCTTTACTAAGGTGACTGAAAATGGAATGGACAGAAATAGCAAGCGTAGTCAAAAAGTATGCGCCTGTTTTAGGGAATGTAGTTGGCGGTTTTATTCCTGGCGCCGGAGCCGTGGGTACAGGAATATCTCTTATAGCTTCTGCATTTGGCGTAGAAGACGAAGATCCCAAGCCCGAACAAATATTAAAAGCTATTCAAGCCGATCCTGAAGCAGCCATAAAATTGAGAAAGATTGAAGCTGAAAACCAACAAGCTCTTGCATCTATTGCCTTGAAGCAAGAAGAAATGCGCTTGCAAGATGTGCAAGGAGCGAGGCAAAGACAGTTGGCGCATGAGAAAATCACAGGCAGTTCAGATGTTAACCTGTACGTGTTGGCGTGGACAGTAATCGGTGGTTTTTTTGGATTGATGGGATTGCTGTGCTTTCGTGATTTGCCGACAGATTCAAATGGTGTGGTTTTCTTGCTGTTTGGATCTTTGGCCACAGGGTTTGGTCAAGTCTTGGCCTACTTCTTCGGGAGTTCAAAATCTTCATCTGATAAAACACAATTATTAACAAAAAAATAATAGTAATGTATTATCCATCAGGCTTAAAACTAAACACACTCGGAGAACTCATAGCGCCCTTGTGGGCACGATTAACCATCAGGGCATGCTATCGGCTAATGGTTGTGCTTGAACGGCTTAAAAGGCATGTCGGTGTGTAATGTTTTTCGGAATCTTCTAATGTCTCACAGATGGGCAAATCGGATGATATATCAATAAATGCATCAGGCACTTCGTCGTTGCTTAATGGATCTGCCTTGCTTAGTATTATATGGATTATCTTCCTCCTCCTGCATTTCTTCAAACTCATCTAATGTTATTTTTATCGAACCCTTTCCATTACAAATCGTGCATTTTCGATAGACAAACTCTCTGATTTCACACCATTCTGCTTCCCACTCTTCTTGTCCTGTCCCTTCGCAGTTTTCGCATTCCACTAACATGCTTTCCCTCTATTCATATAACGATTTAGTTAAGCGGTGCGGAGCTTTCGCCCACACACGTCGCAATAATTGAAATCTCGCCCCTTTGCCGTAATGCAGAAGCCGCACGATTTTTCCGCATCTGCTTCAACGGCTTGTTCTTTTTCTGACACCGCAAAAGTTACCATTTCTTTGTAAATATCCTTACACGTTGTCCAAGGAACGGTAAAATTTAATATATGATCATTCCCGTCTTCACCAACCGCCCTTCCAGAAAATGTAAACTCTCCCAAAAACTTTGCTTTCATATTATTACTGATTTTCGGATTACCATCATCCCCCACTGGAATCTTTATATATTTCATAATTTTGATATCCTCTTAGAAAAAGAATGGTTAAACTGAGCTGCTACGCTGTTATGTGGCGGAATTAATGCTTTCACGAGAACAAACCAACCTTGATGGTCGGCTCCAGCAATTTGTTATATTCTTCTATAGATGTTCTAAACGCCAAATTTTTCTGGATTTCTTTTGATTGCTCATTTGTCAAAAGGACGGCGTCTTCTCTACACCCCCATTCGTATTTATCATCTTCTGTGAGCACAAGAAAGGGGAAGCTCGTTGAATTGCGCTTAATAATATATTTGGGAAGTGAATGACAACATGCTATCATTGCTTTGCCCTCGGATCCAGCATCTATTCCGAATTTATCCATAAATACTGATATCGCTCTTTTTTGGAATGGTTTTAAATAATAATCCATCATGATTTATTCTCAAAAGATAACGATTAAGTTCAACTGCCACAAAAGCAACCTCAATTTATTGCAGACCACAAAACGGCATTGCTTTTGTGGTCATTTGCAACGACTGGCTATAAGGCTCTTTCGATAGTGATTATCGTATCGTTGTGACAAGCTCCGTGGCATAAAAGCATTATCTCAATAATTCCAAAATTACGGCCTTTACCAATACCTGTACTATCCCAACCAAACGACATTACAAGGCCGCCAGGATTGACAATACGTTTTATTTCATCTTTGCATTTCGCCCAATATTCGGCTCTGCCTGCCGTTCCGTTATGTTTAGGTGTATATCTACGCAGGCATTGTTCAACTGAATAAGGTGGGTCAAACAAAACGCCGGTCACAGAATTGTTTTTGAATGTTTTTAAAAACTCAAGCCCGTCTAATTTGGATTTATTTCCTAACCCTTCAATATCGTTTGTAAATTCGGCTGGACTCTTTTTGCCGGAAAACGGATCTGCATAGCCTACCCCTACGCTATATTTCATAAATAACTTTTTAATAGGGGGCATCGTGAACGTCCATATCGAAGGCATTATCCATGTTCTTGAAATTTCCATTGTGTCGTGACCAGATTTATTCAAATCTTCTATTTCCGACTTTTCGTCATGCCTATTTATACAATCTGTACAATCAGGATAACATCGATTCCATTTTTTGTAGTGTTCGCAATTTTCGTAGCCCAAACAATCCTGTGGTTTCATATTCCTCCCGTATATTACTTTAGTTCGGCCAAATCTCAGCTTTTGTTGGCACCCGATGCCTCCCTGAGCCTCGGCCAACAAGACTTATCGGGTAAGCCCCTATGATGTATTCATATGTTTGTTCCAGCTCAGCAGCCGTCATTTCTGCCCTGGGCTTCCCTGCCCATGTTTTTATCGCTGAATTAATTTCACCGTTTCTGTAACGATTATTAAAACTGAACAGCCGAACATGACCCTCTATCCGGTCGCGGAGTGATGCTTCTATCTCTGACGGCGTTTGCGGAATAGACAGCTCCGGGAGAATTTCCTTGTTGCCCAAGAATACTTCCCGGTTGCCGGTAAGCGTGGAAGATAGCGGCTGGATCTGAAAGGCAGGCACACCGTCACCATCTTCGGGATTATCAAATAATTTCATTTGTGTTTTTTGGTGCATTTTCACGAATGGCCGCTGTTCTCGTTTTATTTTGGATACAATTTCTCGAAAGAAAACGTCATCAGGGGCGTAAATATAGGCACACTGTGTTTCGTATGGGCCAGCATTTGGATCTACTCTAACCGCCCTTGCAACCATTTGTTCTATCCAGGGTACTGACCGGATGTTCGTGAGACAGATTATATGGGTTACGCTAGGAACATCGAGACCTTCTGCCACCATATTGATTGAAACAAGAACATCCACAGTACCATTCTTGAAACGTTTGATTGCCTGGTGCGCTTGGACGGATTCGTGACTGGTTGCAATCTCTGAATTATGCCATTTCGCTTTAAGGTTTCTTGCGATTTTTTTTGCTTCTGCGTAATTAGCTGTCACTATGAGTAGCTTAGCGCCTGCATTACGCTCTTTTATTTTTTGCCAATGTGCAATGCCTTTTTCTAATAAAGTTTCGGCAAACTCGGTCGAGATTGCCGTGAAGAGGGCTTGTGGGGCAATATCTTTGGGTGCTTGTGCAACGTCTGATTCACAAAGTGCGCCTTCTTTGTTTATCCAATGCGCGGTTCCTGACGAAAGATGAAAGCTTAATGGTAGGATGGCCTTCTCGGACAAGGCTTCCCTTCTTGTATATTCGATGACGGCGGTGGTTTCGTCTGGCTGCATTCTGGGATATAGGTTTTTGCCTACTTGATCATATCGGATGAAGGCTATTTGTTTGCCGTCTCCCCTTTGCATAGTTCCCGATAGTAGTATAAGGAATGTTGCTGCATCAACGAGAGGCTTTATGGCTTTGTACCAAGCAATTTCTGCTTCGTTTGATACGTGATGCACCTCATCGAGGACAAGGATATACCGTTTGCTCCGGAAATCGGACAGTACTGTTTGCTTGTCATCGACCGCGAGCGCTTGATAAGTTGAAGTGAACCCCTGGAGACCGCGGCACGGGTTGCTATCGTTTGTTGAGGCCCTTATGGTGAGTTTGTGGTTAAGCAATTCCCGGAAAGCCGGATCTGTGAAGTTGCTTTCTGCCTGATATGATAGTGTTAATCGTGGAACAATCCAACACAAGGCATCAACCAGTCCTGCCGTGATAAGCTTGCCGGCTATTAGCGGCAGCATGCTTTTGCCACTCCCTGGCACACAACTACAGATTATTGTCTTTGTTGAGCGACCATCTATAATTTCATCAATAATTCCGGCTATTTCTTTTTGGTGTTTTCTATATTCCATGGTTCTCTCTGTCATACCCATCTTGACAATAATCTCTCATTCTGTTGTATAATATCTGCGCTGAGCTGCCCTATTTTTGGGTCGGCTCCGATCACTATTAAAGTATCTCCACCTGCCTCAACTCACGGCCATAATGATTTTTATTATACGATAAATTTTTATTCACTATAACTCTCAGCTCTTCAGCCGTATAGTCATCATGGCTGTCTATATTGTTGTCTGAACAAAATTGCCTTATTCCTGCCGGACAAAAACCGAGGGATCTTATAGCCTTCATGTTAAGAATCTTTGCTCCAACCTTAGATAGCGCCTTTTTCTTTTTCCAGCCGACAATGCATTGTAAAATTGTCGTACAATGATGTGTTGTGCCATTCCTTAAAACGCAGTAATCGTAATGGACTCCAGAGAATAAGCGTTTAAATATTCTAAACCCACCGCATTGTGCGATTTCGATTACTTCCATTTTAGGGTTCAACTGCACTGGCCTTACCTTCGCTTCAACCTCAACCTTTTTCACCCTGCCAAGGCGATCTTCTATCATGTTTAAAACAAAGTTCCCTGCATAAGCCTTGAGTCTTCGTGTAATCGATGGACGTTTTATGTGTTTTATTGTGATCGACCTATCGGTGCTAACTATCTTTCCTAACCCAAAGGCGACAGTTGAGCTATCATAATTCATTACTGTGTTTGTTATGATATAGCAGCCTTTGAATATTGCGTATGTATGGTTCTTGTGATCGTGCTGAAGCTCGGCCAAGGATACTTCATTGTAGAGGTATCGAGGTGGCAGCCCTGAAGCATCTTTGAACTTATCATAATCTTTCTGCGCTTTTTCCAAGTCAAGATCGAATCTTCGTCTGTTTAGCTGCGTTCCTTTTGGAGTTCGCCATAATGCTTTTTTGTCGTTAACTCCATGAAAGGAAAAGCAGGGATAACGGCTTACACGATGGCCGAATATATGCTGCCATGCGCAATCCTCTGTTTTTTTCATTTCTGAGCCATTGCTCCAACTGACCTTTTTTATTTCCTTGAACTCTTCAAAGGCGTCTGGATATTTTGCTTTTATGTAATTGGCAAACCGTTCCCGGCCATTTAGTTTTTTGTCAATATCTGTTATCCCGCGTGGCTTCCGACCAATCTTGTGTGCAAGATCAATATTCAAGTCCTTTTCGTTTACATAGTCAAAAGCATCACAATCATCACGCCAGTTGTCAAGATATGGCCTGACGTATGCTGATTCAAACCTGCTATGGAATTTTCCGGCGCAGGTTTCAAAAAATTTTCTTATCAACTCCTCACCCTTAAACGATCCTGGGCGATTGTATGTTTTGATTTTAGTTAGTTCTTTACATTTCGTCCAGAAGTGTGTGTCCGGATTGTCAGCAATTGCCTTAATTTCTCTTATAAGTTTTGAGTTTTTTTCCATATCAATAATTTCTTCATCGTTTGATCTATCCACATAATTTTTACTCATAATTGTTCTCCTGAAAGATAACGTCTGAACTGAGCCGCCACACTGGGATGCATCGCTGATAATGCTTTCACGTGAACGAACCAGCTTTGATGGTCGGCTCCAGTGATTGGTTATATTCTCTCCACCTCATTTGTGTTTTTCCCACGGCCAAGGTTTTAGCAATATTGCCCATACGAGATATTTACAAGTATGATTAATCCAATAAAATATTCTTATTATTTTTTTCATATGGTCGGCTCAAGTGTTTTGTTATATTTTGTTTCGCAATCTACACAGACCGTGAGTCCGTTATCGTCTCCAATTAATCGAATAGGCGAAGATTCAATCTCCGATTTAAGACAAGAATCACAAACTTTTAATCCAGCATTAACAGTAGGCCTGTTACATCTTTTGCATAAAACCATTATCTATTCTCCCCGAATATAACAAGCCTGTAGATTGAATCTATTCAGTCAACCACCCACAGTTAAAACACGTGGGCTTGTAAGTAAGCTCAAGCGTCAGCGCAATTACTCAAAGAGTCTTTGACAGCATCGCTTCCTACATTACGCTCGTTGGCTGGAGCGCTACCTGGGTGGCAAATAGCGTCCAGGTAATTTTGCCGAATATTTCGGCTGGCATTTAAATCTGCTGAAAGGGAAAATCCACATTGTTTACATTTAAAAACAGCTTGAGATTGTCGATTAGAGCGGGAGATGTATCCGCACACACTGCACTTCTGTGAGGTGTAGCGAGCATCAACGAACTCAATTGCTATGGCGGATTGTCATGATATTAACTATCAGATCAATCAATTGTAATTCCACCCTTCTCAAATTTCAGGACATGATCGCTAAGCGACACACAATCCGGCTTATGACTTATAAAATAGAAGTTCTCAAATCCACCGACCTTCATAAACGCCCGATACATTTGAACGTATTCTATAGCATGGCCGACATCCAATGAGCCGTCAGACTCGTCCGCAAAGCCAGTCTGGAAACTCTTGCCGCTTTTTTCCTGACTGATAAGTGTTAATGAAAGCCTTAAGGCGCTTAACAGCCACACTTTTTGACCTCCCGACAGGTTTTCTATCGGTACTTCCGAGCCATCTTCTCTGATAACGATAATGTCTAAGATTTCACGCCCGGTTTCTTCGTCTTGTGTCTGGAATCGTACTGTATATTGAGTCCCAAATGTTCTAATAAGCAGATCATTTGCATAAGCTGCTATTGATGGGAGCACCGAATCAATTTCTAATGCCCGCAACTCTTTCGCAGAACACGCATTTTTGAGATACAGCCAGTCGCTCGCTTCATTGACAACAAGTTCTCTTTTTGCTGTTTTATCCATAAGCTCATTTTGAGCCTGTTCTTTCCGGGCAACGTCCTGTTCGTGCCGGGAGATCTCGGCAATCTTATCAGCGACTTCGCTTGTTCGTTCGGTGATAGCAGTTTTAAAGCTGGAGATGTCTTGTCCTACAATTCCAAACATTTCTTCAGCCATCATCTTTATTTCGGCTTTTTTCTCTTCGACTATTGTAATTGTCGCATAATATTGACCTTTTTTCTCAATAATCCGCTTTTCCCAAAAATCTTTTGTCTTTTTACCGGCAGCGATGTTCTCGACTTGACGTTTTTCAAGATCTGTTTTTCGGACAAGGGCTGTTTCCACCCCGGGGAGTTCGTCCGCCAAAGTTTCAATTTGCGAGAGCTTGTTTTCAAACTTGGCTATTTTGGCTTCAATCTCTTCTTTTTCTGCCTGCTGAACGGATTCCGTGTCTTTGAGAGCCCTCATGTCGGCATTAAGCTGGTTCCGAGTGTTAGAGTATGCCCTTTCTGCTTTAGCGATGCCCTCAATGCTTTTCGTTATTTGAAGCTCTAATTCCGGGATATCTTTCTGGGCAGACAATGCGCCTAAGATAAATGAACACGTTTTTGATACGCAATCGGGATCTCGTTTGTCCAGATCTACCAGTTTTAGTTGTGCATGCTCCAGTTTTATTTTTAATGCATTCCTATCTCTCTTGGTTTTACCGATCAGTCGTTCATGCTCTAAATGAAACTCTGCTATCTCTGCTTCTTTTTCAGACACAGCACCTCTTGTAGCGAGATATAACCGGCCTGCGTCCTTAAGGTTGCCTTCTGTTTTAGCAATATCTTTCTTTAATGCTTCAGCCAGTGTTGCTGCTTCTCTAATGTCCGTTTCGTTTGCCAAAAGGATATCCAAATTGGCAATGTCAATCACCAGCTTGCGATATTTTGTTCGTGGTTCTAATAACTCAAATTCCAATTGCTTCTGATCTTCTTCTATCTCGGTAGTCAGACGATCCTGCGTTGCCTGCAATCCGGCAAGTTTCGCCTGGATCATTTCGTTTTTTTGGATATCTGCCCGGATCGTGGCTAACTCGGCTTCGGATTTTTCAAGGTTCTTTGATAGTTCAAGGAGGTTTTGTTCAAGAGCTGCCTTTTTTCCTTTAGCACAAGCCAACAATGCGCCTGCTTCAGCGTAACCGTCGGTTAAGATTCTCAGGTTTTCGATGTCACGGTTGAGGCTGCTTGCACGACTGGTAAGGAGGTTGTTGCATTGTTTGGAGGTGTCTTCGTAGTTTATATAGCGCTGCAATCGGAGAAATTCTGAAAAAAGCTTTTTTAGTTCACCAGTCGTAAGATCCGATATCTTTGTCGCGCCTTGACTACAGAAGACTGAGGCAAAAAATAGTTCCGGGGTCCCGAATAATTCTACAATGTAACGATTATAATTGGATATCTTGCTATCGACCTCGCTCTTCTTGCTTTTGTTCTTCCAGATATAGCCTTCTGGAGACCTGGTGCCTTCTGCGTCAATCTTGATTAGGGTTCGATAGGTATTCCCTTGGAACTCGAAGGACAGCTCCTTTTCTGCATCTCTGCCGTACGTGTGTTGCTGAAGTGTGCCCTTGCGGCTGGCAAGGCGGGCGTACGGAGTGCAGCAATCTAAAAAAGTTGACTTGCCCGAACCATTTTTTCCGCTCAAAGAGACAAGCCCGCTGAGCGAGCCAAGCTCGATGTCTATTTCTGATAGATTTAGTCCCTTCTGTATTCCGACAAAATTCTTAAGTCGTAGTCTAAGTATTTTCATGAGGCGATATCTCCTTGTGCAATTATCACACTTTTTTCAATATTTTCGTTCCATTTAATTCTTGGTTTAATTACCATAATATCGGCAAGTTGCATTACATCCTTTTTGGCTATTTGAAATATATCTTTGTAATGTAGTTCTTGCTTCATGCCGTCTGACAATGCTTTACGAGCTACCCTTTCGGCTGAAAGCAGGCTGTACAAATCCATAATATCTAATGTGTTGCGAAGGCCTTTATTCACTTTTTCGTTCTTCTCGATTAGGCCAAGCGCTTTATATTCCATTTGTGTTATGTTGGAATAATACATGTTGGCGCCTTTTTCGCTTGCGCCTTGATCTCTTGAATACTGAATAAATGTTTGAATAATATCGGTTAGATCGAGTCGAATTTCCTTGCCTTGTTCACGTTCTCGTTGCCATTCAATATTTTTTTGTTGAACTCTTTGTTCGAGAAGTTGCTGCTCCATGTGGAAAAAAGCATCAATAAATTTGCATTGCCATTCAAACGCTTTTTCGCCCCTAAACCGCATTGCAAGATGGGCAAAAAACTTTTTATCCATTTCATAATAAATATATTTTTTGCCTCGATATTCGCCTTCTTTTTCTCTAATTAAGGGTGATTTGGAATCACCCTTAATTTTTCCAAAATCAGATATAAGTTTTTGAACAAGTCGCACAATATAAGCATGTTTTTTCTCAAATTTATCAGCAACAACCTGGCTGTCACACAAAATAATATTTCCACTCACCGCCACAAGATTTTCTATCGCCATTTTTATATCTCCTTATTATTAAGATTAACTTAATGGTAACAATAAGGACACTTGTTATATTTGTCAAGCATTATTATTTGTTTCCAAACAATTCAACTTCTGTAAAAATCCCCAAATCGTCGAATATATCAAACCATTTTCTTGCTTCTTTGTTTGTGAACCCACCCTTAACCAGTGCGTCGAGGGCTGGTTGCGCTGCTGGCTTACCATCGACAATATCATACGCTAAACTATGCGCCTCGCATTCTTTACAAGGACAAAAAGTATAATGGCTGGCAACACATAAGCCTTGCGATATCTTTTTTTCAATAATCGCATTTTCTTCAGCCCTGGCCTTGTTTTCAGCATTCAATCTGTCTATTTCAGCCTGCATCGGCGCCATAAATATTTTAATTATTTCGTCTTTTGCATCAAGTGCGCTTCTATTTTTTTTCGTCATCACTTAAACAACCCCCCAAACAATTCCCCCACCCCGGAACTCCCACCCTTCCTTTGCATCTCCAGCGCCGCTCTCTTGGTCTCGCATGCCTTGCACAGAAACGAAATATCCTTCCGAAGCCTTGCGTCCCGAATAACGCCCAGATGTTTGTTGCAGCCTGCGCAAAATATTCTTCTGGCTGACATTATCTATCCATAACCGCAGTATATTTGTCCATAATCTCCCATTCTTTCTTTTTAGACAAAAGCTTGGAAGGTCTGTGCCCATGTGGGCATGGCATCTTTTCGATGACGCCAAACAAACGGCACAGAATAGGTCGTTGCTCATATATCTCGCATCCGTCCTCCGAAGCATACGGACACGTTATCCCTGTAGCCTCCTTCTTGTCTTTGACCTGCGTCCATTCCCATCTTGAGAACGGTACCGGCCCGCAGCAGTCAGAACAGCCTTCTTTGCATTTGAAGGAAGGAATTTGCTTGCGGAGGTATTTTATTGTTTTGGCTGGGGTGGGCATTCTACATCTCCAAACATTTTAGAGCCAACCACTGGGCCAAAAAATAAATTAATATAGCAATGAGCACGCATCCCCCAATGCTCAAGTCCGCAGTGGCAAGAAGTGCTACGCTCAAAGACCCCGTAACCCATCCCACCGTGAAACTGTTTGGAAAGAAAACTTTAAGCAGCCTTAATATCAACTGATCGCCTCCGTATTCCGTTTATCAATCAACTCTTTAAGCCGGATCAATCTTGCCTTTTTATTTTCAGTTACTCCAGGAAAAATTATGCGAAGTTGTTTGCACATTATCTCGACGTCAGCTATTTCTTCAGCTACATTGTGAGGCTTTCTGCGCTTAAACTTCTGTAAGGCCTGTATCAGTTCGGCGCATTCTTCTATAGCCATTTCTATTTGTGCGCCATGCCCGAAGGTGTTTACTGCGGTTTTGTATAGTTTTCTGCTATCACCCATGCTATCACTCATGCTATCTCCTTTCTATTATTCTGCGTTACATCTTAGATCAATTGGCCTGCAACCCATTTCAGAATGTACGATTGCATGGCACTCCTTGCAGAGAGCCATCCCATTGTTGATATCCATGCTTTCAAGAGGATATTGAGATACCGACTTTATATGATGGGCAGACAAATCTTTTTCCTCAAGGGTTTTGCCGCATTTCTCGCAGGAAAATTCCGAACATGCTATAACATGTTCTCTCCATCCCTGAACCAGCTATCTTCTTTTGCGTTTCCAGGGCTATCCGTATATCTTTCTACTGGGCATTATTTATTCTCCACATTACTATAATAACGCTTAAGCCAGGTTATGTAACCCAAACTGCATCCGAGCATGCCTGCGATCTGTTGATGGGTATATTGGTCTATCCTTTTTATCGACTTAAAAGCTATCTGAATGGCAGAATTACCTCGATGCCCTTTTGGTAGCTTTTTGAGTCCCCACTTATCCATGTATTTGCTGATAGTCCAGCCGCTCACGCCCATAATTTCGGAAACACCTTCAAGTGTTTCATGCTTTTTATACAGATATTTAATCATTGCACGTGCTGACCTAAACTCAACAGAATACATATAGTTATATGTATCAACTAACTCTTTCCATTCTACGGGCGTGTTAGGCTGCATTCGTTACCTCGCTAATGATTTTGTCGGATTCTTCAGATTCAAGCATGTCTGCCTTCAATAATATAGATTTAGGCACGATCTCATTTCTTAGAGCCGCCATCTCGATTAACTTATCCCGCAAGCTGGTTAACTGAAGGATCTTCTGACTTCTGGTGGCTTCCCTTGGGATTCTTACAAGCTGGACATCAACTTCTTTGGCCCCTTTTGCCAGGAAAGCTTCTTTAAGCTCTTCAGTATTAATCTTTTTGGCTTCATCCTGGAATACCTTGAGCTCGACCTTAACCTTGGCGTCCTGGACGTCACTGAATGCCTTTGATGACAAGAGTATGTCCATTAACGGAAGTCCCGTTGTGTCTGCCAAATCGCCTGCACCTGTGAGGTCTTCGGACAGTTTTATTAGTTTTGTTGATGGGGTTTGGATGAAGCGAGATTCTATCAGCTTTTTGCCCTCTAATTCGTGGATATAAAAGCCATGATCGTGAATTTCCCCCCAATTTAGGCTGACGATGCTGCCGGAGTAGAAGATATTGCTATTATGGATTCTTTGAGGGTAATGCAAATGGCCGCAAAGGCAAATATCGCAGCCTGACATTTCGACCTGATCTTTCCCGATCTCAATGTCACGCCCGGTCATTACCTGTGTGTCGGATATGGCAGCACCCCTGATTGTACAATGTAGTACCAAGATCTGTGGGCAATCATATTCTGCTGCCTGGGCCGCGAAGCCAAGAAATACCTTGCTTAATTCTGAGGCTATTTCTGCATCTGATGTCTTTATATCACTGTCGGTTTTAAAGTGCTGCTTGGTAGGTGCCAGGCATAGAGAAATAACCGCTTCTATCGGCGCTTGGTCGGGGCAGGAGAGTTTAGCCGGATCTGATTCAAGATCACCTTCGCAAAGATAGAGCTGTTCGGGGTGCGTGCTTACTTTGACTGGATAGCGCGCTTTGATATATTTTAAAATGGAGGCTGTATCGCTATCGTGCGAGGGCGTACCTATGATAGCAGCTATCGGAGCTATGTCAGCCAGTTCTTTGAATATTTTGAATGCAAGTTTGGCTGAAAGGCTGTCTGCGCGAATACCTGCCGCATCAAACAGATCCCCAGCAAAAATAATAATGTCAGGTTGCTCTTCCTGCGCTCTTTTGACTATAAAATTTAGACATTTTTCAATTTCTTTTATGTCGTGGTCCCGACAATGTACGTCGGAGAAGTGCAAAATCTTCATGTTGTCATTCCTTTCTTTTTCGTCGCTTTCGGACGAAGACCTTAGTGTCGTCGGCCTCTTGAGCCCGTTCGTAGGTTATAAATTTTCGGCCACAGCCCAAGCACAGCCTCCGCCGGTACGTTTCTTCACCAAATGGACGGGTGTCATACACGCTTTGTTTCTCGTGACCACAGTATGGACATTTCATAGGCTATCTCCTCCTAAAAAGGAATATCCTCCGATTCTTTTTCAACATCCGGCATTTGATCAAGCGCTGCGAAAAAGCTTAATCTGTCTTTCGGCCCCAGGTTCTTTATGGGCTGCTTTGGCGCGTAGCCCTTTGCTTCGGCCATCAGCGCCAAGGTTTCGACCTGTTCTTTTGCTGACAGGCTTTCAAAGACTTCCTCGCCGGTTGGTGCTTCCTCGGGTTGCTGGCCTGTTCCCGGTTCCGGTTCTGTTTCCGGGGTAGGGGCTTCATCGGGCGGAGGTGGGTCTTCGTCTTCGGGTGGGACGTCGTGGACTTCGTAGTCTTCTGAAGGTACCTCTATGGGAGGGGGCAAGGGTTGAGGCTGTCCACCACCATATATACCTGTCATGGCCTGTATCGCTGCTGCTGTAACCTGGCGCCTTGTTTCTATGTCGCTTAGGTCGGGCTGGAACACATAACGGACCATGACAAAAGGCTTGGCGAGCTCTGATTTTTTATATGCCGATTTCAGGCTAAGGGCGGCACGCACTACTCTTGCAAAAGCTCCTGATTCTGCGAGTTTTAAACGATGTTTTCTTTTAAATAACACATCTCTGCGAACGCTTGAGTCAACATACGCCTGCTTTTCCTGGTCACTCTTATGCCAATTCTTGCTTTTTTGACGATGAATTTCCATTAATTCTTGCTCAATTATTTCAAAATCCAGATCATACTCAGCTTTTAGGAAAAAAACCGAGCCATCTGTCTTCTTGAGCCCTCCAACGCATTGATATGATACATAATTTCTATCCTTGCGATTATCTGTACGCTTGCAGGCAGCCGAATGCCATATAATTCCTGCTGTCACAGCCAGCTTTCTCAATCCTTGAATTGAAATCCGAAACTTAGTTTCTGTGGTTTGTTTTTCTGGATATACGTCCCCATCTTCTGGGTTAGCTGACAGATAAACACTGTCAACCACCGGCACCATAAATTCAGACAGTCCATGAACGCTCGTAGTCGGTGTAAGCAGATTGGCGCCCTGCTTCTTGGCGAGTTCAAGTTCTTTGCTTGTCGATATGTCTTTTTGGTTATCCATAATTCTTCCTTTCTATTTTTATGCACTACATCTCAGGTCAACAGGCCGGCAACCGATTCCCGAATGCACAGCTTTGTGGCAATCTTTACAAAGAGCCATCCCGTTATCAATATCCATGCTTTCAAGAGGATATTGAGATACCGATTTAATATGATGGGCGGATAAATCTTTTTCCTCAAGGACTTTGCCGCATTTCTCGCAGGAAAATTCCGAACATGCTATAACATGTTCTCTCCATTCTCTTTGTCCGGGGCGGGAATCTGGTTTTGGGGCATCCCCTTTTCGGAATTTTGTTTGATTATAAACTGGACATGCTCTTTTGCAATCATCGGAGCAATAGAAACTACCTTCGCCACGACGGCTGCCATTAATCGAGTTTGAGCGAGCACTTACTTGTGAGTTGGTAGGATTAAACCAGCTTTGGCATAGTGAGCATTTTACTTGGAGATCGTCCTTTTTGCCCGGGTCTCTGCGAGTCCTGCCTTCTTCCGCCCACGAAATACTCAATATATGAGTATCGTACAGAGCGTTGTCCTTACTGTAAGCCTTGCGATAAGCCGATATTCGCGCAGCGTGGGTTTTATAATATTCCGCATGTTTTAATGTTATTTGTTTTCGATTAGCCTTGCAATAAGCTACCTTGTATTCTTTTGGGTTAAATTCTTTTCCTGTTCTGCATCCGCAAGTCGTCGCACGTCCAGACCTTAGGGCACAGCCATATGGGGTGCTAAGTTTTCCACAATCGCACTGGCATTTCCATTTTTTACTGCTATACTTGTTTTTCCCCGCCTCTTCAACAACCACCAGATGCCCAAACCGCTGTCCAGTCAAATCAATTGCCTTATGGTGCATTATTTCTCCTTCTCCAGCCGATGCTTCTGCTCCATCCTTAGCTGTCGGTAATAAATTTCCTTATCCACAAGCTTGTATCCATGTCCTTGGCATTCTACACAAATCCCATCCTTAAGCACACCGCTACCCTTACAATGTTTGCAGTTTATAATTAATTTTTTAACGGGTTTGCCCATATGCTATCTCCGAGTTTCTTGCCTTTTAACATGAGTTGAAAAAGGTGTCAAGTCTTTTTTTTGCAATCAGTTCACGTTTTTTTTAAAAATATATCAGATAGTCCTTGACATGTGCAATTAGTTCAATTATATAGAAAATATTATGAATAATAAAACGGTAAAAACGCATATAAAAAGACTATTAAAACAATTTGGTGGTTATCAAAAGGTAGCGGCAACATTAGGGATAACATCAAGATATGTAAGGCATCTTGAAAAGGGTGAAAAGGTTCCCAGCGAACATTTGCGTAAACTAATAAAGACGGTGTTAGGATGAAAATAGAGATGATCGATAAAAAGTTTGGGAGATTAACAGTTTCGGAAGAGGCTGGGCGGAATTGAAATATTGGGGGAATAAATGTCCAAAATAATAGAGGAGGTCTCTCCTTGTAAGAATTGTGTAAATGAATCAATCGACAAAAGGCTATGCCTGGATAACTGCCCCCGGTTAAGGGCTTATCAGGCCGGCAATGCTGACTATAAAAAAAAGGAGGTATTCACAGTGCCGGATAAAGACTTAGTAGAGGACATAGAAAGCAACAACTTTATTGAAACGGATACAAGCTCGGAAATTGACAGTTTTAGAGAGATCGAAGAGGATCTCGAAGAAGAAACAACCGATGAAGCTAAAAAGCCCAGTCCCGTAAAGCACATAAGGCCGAACCCATCATGGGAAAAAGCTATGCCTGTGAAAAAGAAAAAACCAGTGCAGACCTGTGCTATCTGCGGCAAAGAAAGGGCCCCTGGCGATAAGTTTCCTAGGGGTGTGTGCGCGTCTCCGTGCTATATGTCTTGGTTTAGGGGCAGCATAGTGCATCCGGTATTAGGAGCTTTTAAAAAGATGCCGAAAAATGAGCTGTCGACGGGGATGAAAGCCATAAAATACCAGGGAGAGGGGGAGCCGCCGACTGAAGATTTGGTTTCCGTCGAGCTGGATTTGGAGCCATATCCTGTAATCAGCGAAGAGATCTGCCGGATAGCGGAAAGATTGTCTCTACCGATAAGTCACATAATAATTTCGCTTATCGGGGAAGCTCTGGCAGCCAGAAGAGAGGGTGGATTGTGACTGAGATAAACAAAATAGTTGAGCTAATACTCCAGTCCGCCGACAAAGAAGAGCATCCTGACAAGGTTAGTCGCATACACGGGACGCTCATGCAGGTTTCTATGAGAATTGGCGAGGAGATGCAAAGGATGAGAAATGAAGAAAGAACTTCGGGAAAAGGTGTATAATAAATACCAGGGACATTGCGCATATTGCGGCACAGCTATAGCTTACAAGGATATGCAGGTTGATCATTATCTACCCAAGCGGAGCAGCGCTGCTGCTATGGCATTCCACGACGTTAAGGATATTGACAGCATTTCAAATCTTATGCCATCGTGTAGGAGATGCAACCACTACAAAAGAGCGTATTCGCCAAAACAGTTTAAACAAATGATAAAGACACTGCATGAACGAGTTGGAAAATTTTATATAGCCAAGGTAGCTATAGACTTCGGCATTATTACTATAAGTCCCCACAATGGTGTGTTTTATTTTGAAAAGGCTCGAAACGATGAAAGAAAATGATCCAATAACAAACTTTGGAACAATTATAGAAGAACGATGCAGCGCTATTCAAGAAACATTAAAAAACAAAGCTTTCGAGTATGCTTCCGGTGAGAGTCGCTTTCATAACTTTGAAATGGCAGCTCGAAAGCGCAATACTACTCCCGAAGAAGCTTTAATGGGAATGAAGGTTAAACATGATGTCAGCGTTGATGATCTTGTTTTGTGGGCAAGGCGTTGTCCTGAGCGGCTAAACGCACATATTGTAAACGAAAAGATCGGCGATAGCATCAACTACTTGATTTTATTGGAAGGACTATTAAAACGGAGGGTTGCCGGAAATGAATGATAAAGACTTCAAAGCACTACAGCAATCGATTAAACAAAAAATGATTGAGCTGTCTTGTCTGCAAGATCTATATGCCAAAGAGACAGGATCAATCCATATACATAGCCTTGACCTTAAGCAAGATGAGAAGGCTACTGAGGCGTTAATATATAAAGCCGAGATTGATCGCAAAAACAAGCTTTTGAAAGATGCACTTGTTTGGCTAACGGCATTAGAGTGGGAGGCATCTTTGTCTGTTATCGCCGATATCGAAAAAGAGCTGGAGGCCGAGGCAAAAAATCTTGACAAAAGTGAGATGGTGTGAGATGAGGGGTTAGAAGTGAGGTAGGTCTTTTATGAGTTGTCACAGGACTCGAAATCAATTAATTATAAATAATTCAGGGCGTATAGGACAATGTCGCACCGGCGTTGCAGTGGAGCTGTGACCTCCCTTCTATACGCCCTGAGCTGTTTGTAAGGGGTTGATATTATGAGATTAAAACGGTTTTTTTTAAAACTATATTTATCCTATTGCCTTGGTGTGTTGGAATTTTATGCATTATCGAGGAAGTTTAATTTTAAGTTAAGCTGTCGTATGGACAAAATGCAGCAAAAAATAGATAGGCTAAAATAATGGATAGGGGCTATTTTGCCTTATGGCGCAAATTCCAAGAGCATCGTTTCTGGAAAGAAAAAAGAGTCTTTTCAAAAGCCGAGGCATGGATTGACATTTTATGGGAAACCCAACACAAAAAAGAGCCGCAACAAGTAGTTTTTGGCATGAAAGTATTAATTTGTAATTATGGCGAGTCTCTCAAGAGTATCAGAACTTGGGCAAAGCGATGGGGCTGGGGACGCCCTAAAACACACAGGTTTCTAAAACTACTTCAAAACATGCGCCAAATCGACACAGTAAGTGAAACAGTTACAACTCGCATAACTGTATTAAATTACAAGGAATATGATCCACGCAATTCTTGCAGCGAGACGCAATCGTGCCACGACCGTGCCACTTCCGTTCCGGATGCGTACACAGACAAGAAGGATAAGAAAGAAAAGAAAGAAAAAACATATATAGATTTGCCGGATTGGATGCCGAAAAAAATATGGGACGAATTTAAAAAATATCGTGTCAGGATAAAAAAACCACTTACTCCATATGCAGAAAGGTTGAACTTAAAAAAACTAAAAAAACTGAAAGATTCTGGAGACGATCCAGTTAAGGTTGTTGAGCGAACAATAATGAAGGGCTGGCATGGATTTTTTCCGCTAAAGGATCAAAACGTAAATCCTTCAATTAACTATGAGGGCATGCAATGAAGGTTAAGCAATATCTTTTAGATAAAGGGTTTGAGTTTAAAGAAGTTAGTAGGCCAAGCGGTATAAACGCTATCATGCTTTGTCCTTTTTGCCATGGCGGCGATAAAGGTGAAAAAACATTTGCCATTAATCTTGAGTCTGGTGCTTGGAATTGTATGCGTTTGAATAATTGCGGCTTAACTGGATCGTTTTATAATTTACAGCGGAAGCTCGGAGATCAGCCGGTTTTCTTGAAAACCAATACGTCAATCCAGCCTAAAGTTTATTCACGGCCAACCCCCAAGCCTTTGCCTATAAACCAAACAGCGATGCAATTTTTACAACATCGTGGCTTTACTAAAGAGACTTTGTCGAAGTTCAAGATATTTTTAAACAAAAAGAATGAAATCGGTCTGCCTTTTTATAAAAACAAGGCTTTAGTAAACGTGAAGTATAGAACCCTAGATAAAAAATTCTGGCAGGAAAAAAATGCGGAGCCTTGCTTGTTCAATCGGGACAGTATCATAGGGAAAACACTCATAATAACTGAGGGTGAATTCGATTGCATGGCATTAGATCAATATGGATTCATGGGCGTTACTTCATTGCCTTCCGGCGTGAATGATCACAGGTGGATTGAGAATGAGTGGAATTTTTTAGAACAATTTGAAGATATCTACCTCTGTATGGATGACGATGCGGCTGGCCATAATGCAGTAAGCGTTTTAATCCCAAGGCTTGGTAATTGGCGGTGCAAAAGCGTGGCCTTTCCTCACAAGGATGCATTGGATTGTTTAAAAAACAAAGTGCCTAAAAAAAACATGCAAGATTGTTTTGATACTGCCACAGAATATCCTCCGAATACCATAGCAGCGGCAAGCGATTATTATGAAGAGGTCGTTGATCTATTTGAAAACCCAAACATATTGGATGGAACGCCGACCGGCTTTCCGGGAATCGACTTTTTCCTTAAGGGGTGGAGGGCCGGCGAATTGACAATATGGTCGGGGCAAAACGGATCGGGCAAGACAACCATGCTTAATCAGGTTTTTTTGAATCTTACATCGTTAAATATAAAAACTTGCATAGCATCCCTTGAATTGCGGCCTGCACGTTATTTGCGATGGGCTGTGTGTCAGGCTCTCGGTAAAAGACATCCAACTACTGCTGAAATTAATAGTGTTTTTGAATGGCTCTATGAGAAAATGTATATTTTAGATGTTTCCGAAGAAATCGAGTCAGGGCATATTTTTGATGTCTTTGAATATGCCGTTAGAAAATATGGGGTTAAGCATTTTGTCGTAGATTCTTTAATGCGAGTAAAATTATCACAACATGATGAGTATGCGGCACAAAAAGAATTTGTATCAAAACTTTTAACTTTTACAAGAAAGTATAGGGTTCACTGCCATCTTGTAGCTCATCCGAGGAAGACAGCCTCGGACAGGGATAAACCCGATAAGGTCGATATAAAGGGTTCAAGCGATATTACAAACCTTGCCGACAATGTTCTTGTTTTATGGCGGCCTCCCGATGAAAACAAATCGGAGCAAGATCCTGATGCTATTTTATTCATTAAGAAAAACAGAGAATTTGGAGAAATAGGCGGCGTGAAGTTATTTTTTGACAAATCAACAAAAAGGTTAAGCTGTAAAGACCAAGAGATTAATTTTTATTTTAATACTAACACATAAGAATAAACAAAGGGGGAATTATGCAACCACATGAAATGGCACGACAAAAAATTATCGATGATTTAAACCTAAGCTTGACCCTGGAAGAGATCAGGCGGCTTGAAACGACCCTGGCTTGGCTTTTTAACAAAGGCGCCGCCAAGGCAATAACCGAGCTTGAGAAGGGCTGAATGCATGATGATCGAAAAAACCAAAAGAGAAAAATTAATTAAAAGCATGCGGCAATTGGAAAAAGAGCATGCGCCGAATAAATATCCACCAATACGCATGAGCGATATCTCAGCACTATGCGATCTGGTCGAGGGCGCAATTCCGGCGATTGATCTGCTGCAAGCGCACCTGGAGCAAGGCGAGTACCTGAGAAAGCAGGACGGGGAATGGTCTTTGTTTGATGCTGAAGGCGACGGCGTTGTGAGCGGGAAAACGCTGCGAGATATTTTGCTATCGTTAATTTGGATGGATTGTTAACAGAAAGGACCGGGCCATGACTGAGAAAGAAGTTTTAGAAACGAAAATTAAGCATATGGAAGAGCGCCGGCGGCTGACGAATGCCGTAATTGATTTTAGGCTCAGATTACTGCATGAGGCCCTATCTCTCCAGAAAGGATTTGAGAGAGGCGGGAAGCATGGATTTGTGCACGAGGCACTCAAGAACCCGGAATGAAATTGCAGGATGTCAAAGATGGGATCTGATGTTGGATAGAAACATCAAAAATAATAAGCCACATGCCCCTTGCTTGGCAGAAAAAGAAATCTGAATATCAGAAGACAGGCGAGGGGGGGAAAGTGGAACGTAGGCGATCTGAGAGGTTGATATGCGAAAAAAGAAGCAAGTTTCTATAGTACCAGTGCCCACAGAGTATAGTGAACAATGCGCTATATTCAGATTAGCTCAACTACACAGTAGGCAGTACCAAGAGTTACAATTCATGTCTGGCAGCCTTAGTGGGGTTAGACTCAGTATCGGCGTAGCAATGAAGGCCAAGAAGGCCGGATGCCTTCGTAAAGGGACCGCCGATATTTTCTTACCTGTACGGAGGAATGGGTATTCAGGTCTCTTCCTAGAACTAAAAAGAGTTAAGGGCGGCAAGATACTCCCGGAGCAGTTAACCTTTGCTGCGTTTGTTGCTAACCAGGGTTACATGCACAGGTTTGCATATGGAGCTGATGCAGCATGGAAAATCATAATGGATTATCTTAACAGTTGAGACATAACGAGGCGAAATAAATGCAAATTCATATCGATGGAGACTTTCCCGTTAAGGGTTCAAAATGTAAATATTATTGTTCCCCCTCGTGCCATCCGGCGCAAATTGATCCTGATGAATGGAAGTATGGCTGCACCCACGTGGCTTGGGAACAAAACCTGTACGATTTTTGCCCTCTCGTTTTATGTGATGGCGACCCGGCAAACTGCGAGATTGAGCGATGGAAATTAACAAGATCCGAAGAGATAGAATTATTCGGCAGTGACGAGGCGAAATAATGGAAAAAAAAGAACAGCATTCGTTTGACCGTTGGTGATTCGAGAATAGAGAACGCTTAATCGAGATCTACGCAAAAGAGCCGGATCCTAATATTGCAGTTATGGAAATTACAGAGAGAGCCTGGAAAGGATGCGCTGAATGCCGAAAATAATAATATTAAATAATTGTGCGGTCTGTCCGTACAGGCGTTATAACAAAAACAGTCAGAGAGTGTGCAGGCACAGTGGTGCAAGGGTTATTGATGCGGCTGTTACTACGATCCCTGAATGGTGCGAATTGGAGGATTATGATGAAACAAAAAAAGAGACTAACGAGAAAAGAGAAAAAGCGAGATTTTAAAACAATCCGTGCCTGGCTTGAGTATCGCAGGAAGAAAGCGGCCAAGGATCTGAATAAAGAGTTCCAGAAGTGCGATGTGTTTTTTCTTGTATCGGTTTTTCCGATAGCAAGCTTATAGGATTTTCCGATAGCATAAAAACAAACTAAAATCTTTTATATCCCTGTTCAGTTCCTTGCCCTAAAAATAAGGTGTTTAAGGGGAAAGATAGCGTTTGGGCTGCAATAAAATCCTCGGCTATGGAATATTACTCGAAACTCTTGGGTGGTGTTCAACCCCATGCCATCCATTAAGCATATCGACATGTTATATACAGCGACTTAGCCCTCACTGCACCCGCTATGGCGTTTTATTGCTTATGCACCATAACAAGCCCCGTGGACAACCTTTTTCAAGGCTACAGGTCATGGGTCGAGAATTACCACTCGGCGCCCACACTCTTAATTTGCCGGATACAGAAGCTCTCCGGTTAAGCATTAAGTCCGTATTGCCTTGCGACAATACATTAGCCCTCTCTATTTCCACTTATCGGAAAACCCGATAGAACAAGATGGCGATATCAGGATAGCGCTAATTGGGCTGATATCCTTTTAAGCATAAAAAAAGGGCGACAAGAAATTAATCTCATCGCCCTTAATATAATTCACCGGAGTTAATGCCGTCGAATTAGCGGTCTGAGCGTTAAAGCAACTCAGATTACCGGAAAAATTCAAAATATTTAATAGAATTCGATTCATGCTTGATAATAAAGCATGCCTTAATCTATTTGTCAAGAACTTTTTTTATGGTCGAATAACAGCATCTTCCCACCCAGTAGGAAGCCCAAACTCCAGGTCATACGGCCAAGATTGCACCACTAAGTCCCAGTTCGTGCTTTCGACCAGCAGCGCGCCGCACATAATAATAATTGCCAGGATAATGCTATATCCGAGTTCAATCCATAGTTCTTTTTTCATTACCACCCCCTCCAGTCCGCAACTATCAGAGTCACGAGCAGCACAAAAACGCCGATGTTGATTTGTATTAGCCAATCTAACAAACGATCCAAGGTATTGGTTATTGTCTCTTGTTTCATAATAATTCTCTGTGCATTTTCTGCATATTAATTTTTACATCTATTTCTTGTGTTGTCATCTTAAGCCCTCCTATTAGCAAGGTCCGCATTCAGATCTTCTCGTAGCTCTTCAATCTGAACCAACAACTCTCCATTCATGTCCTGCAATACCCGGATAGTGTCCAGTAGCTCGTCTTTGGTGAATTCATCCATAGGCAGCGGGCTGCCTATGCCTGGACAATAAGGGCAGCCAGGGTGAGTGCTTGTAAATATTCGTCCGCATCTTTGGCATGTGTATGTTTTCATTTTTTTGCTCCTTCCAAGTGTTTGTCATGCATCAATGAAAAGAACTCTTCCGATTCACAATCAAGCCAAACCGACCGAAGCAATCTCTGGATGTCACCAGCAATATCGATAGCCTCTTCAACAATTATTTCCACATTATTCGATTTGCCATGCACAGTTGCCGATATGATTCTTATTCGGCACTTGAATTTTTTCATTTTTCTGCACCTCTCACAAAATGAGCATAAAGCTCGGTTTCCGTCAGTTGCGCGCATGACTTGCACAAGCACACAATAAGCCTGCCGCCATGCTCGCCTATAGCCATCGTAACCCTATATTCTGCCGCCATACCGTGACAACGGAAGCAGGGCAGCTCCCGTCCTGGTTGTTTGTATTGTAGTTTTTCTATTTGCATGATCAATTTTCTCCTTTTCGTGAGATCAGATCTTAGAACTCTATCTGCGTGAACCCCTTACCCTTCAGCCGTGCCGATTCAAAAGTAATGTTTTCCGGCGGCAGGCGCAGATGCTTGTTCGCAAAAAAATCTTTCAAGGTTAAGAATTGTAGCTTAGGAAACTTTTTGCCTGAAGCCTCTGCATAACCGGATTTCGATATCGTCTCAAGCATTGGCTTGGTCAGTTTATTGATAGACAGGAAAACACCGAGATCACATTTATGCTTATTCATCGCACCCCACAAGGCGTCAATATCTTTTGACTGCACCTTGCCACCCTTGACCTGGAAGCCAGCTCTGATAGTCTTGCCGTCTCTTCCTGCTCTATATTTTGCAATGCCGTCGATTCCTTTATCAGCGCCCTTTGTGCCGAAGGTTGAGGAAAATGCTCCAAATTCAGTTATGAACCAGTCCTGAAACGCAAAAGGATCTCGCTCCCAAAGCTTTTTCGCTGTTTGCTCGTCAGTGGGAATGCCTTTCACTCTGTATTTTGAGAGAACCTTTCCAAAAGTAGCCCTTAATCTTCGTTCGATTATGCCAGTAGCAATAATAGAAATATCAATCCCGATCCAGCTTCTCCCAAGCTTTTCAGCCGCGTCTATAGTAGTTCCACAGCCACAAAACGCATCAAGAACAACATCGCCTTTATTCGAGCTGGTTTTTATAATGCGCTCAAGCAGCGACAAAGGTTTTTGCGTGGGGTATCCTAACTTTTCCTTCGCCCATCCGGTAATCGTTTTCAAGTCAGTCCACCAATCCGTGACCGGGGTGCCACGTTCGAGATCAATCTCAACATTGCCATTGCTAAGTGTGCTGTGTTTGCCAACCGCCTGGGTGTTGTCCTTATAGTCTTTTCTCTCAACATTGAAAACAACATCCTTGGTTTTACTGTAGCGCAAAATGATATCGTGTTTTCGAGGGAAATCGTTCCGTGGCACACCCCCACCTGAATAACACCAGACAATCTCATTACGGTATTTGCCTATCCCGAAAATTACATCACAGATAGTTTTCAAATAATGACTCATAGCTGGATCAACATGCAAATAAAAGCTGCCGGTTTCTTTCAAAACCCTGCGAAGCTCTATAATCCGTAAAGACATCATAACCAAATACGGAAAAGCGAAGGGCGCAACATCCGAATATGCCATCAATAATTGATGCAAGCTTTCAGTCTTCATCGCCTGTAACTCACTCAACGAATCCTGTGTGTTTTTCAATGACCACGTGTCGGTGAAGGCAACTCGTTGAGATTTTATGTCCTTGTCATCAAAAAAGATGTTGTAGTTTCGTTTACTGTTGAACGGTGGGTCGATATAAACCAGATCAACAGACTCAGCCTTGATATTCTGCCTTAAAATATCAAGACAGTCTCCGGTGTATAAATAATTCATCTTGCCTCCTTATTTTTCGATGATTAATGTTTTTGTTTCCAAAAAAATATTACTGCAATCAGCATGCCAACTCGACTATAACAATCACAACCATCTGTTTTAGTTGAATATAAATAATTAATTCTATATAAAAAGTTTACATAATCATTTGGTGCCTGAAAATCGGACAGTTATTGACTGAACGCTTTGCGTGATAGCCCTTCGATAGTAAACCTTGTAAAAATTGTACACCATTGGACACTTTTCCTTTTTCGCTTGACAATCCGAAATATCCTCTGTATCCTATATCAGATTTCTAAAAAGGAGGCTATATATGAGTAACAACGGAACACCCAAACCACCCCAAGGACACCCACAACCCATAGCACAGATACATATCACCGCCATGTCAGACGGTTCAACCAACATTACAGGATTCCCGACTACTTTCGACGTCGCTGCAAAAATCATGCGCGCAGCTACGGACGCTGTTATTAATCATTTCTTTGAGGAGGCTATAGCTGGTCACCTGGACGAGAACGGTACTATTATCCCGAGCAAGATCGTTACACCGGATAAAAAGATCGTGGATGGAAACGGGCGGCCAATGCAGTGAGACAAACTGCCGAAATGCAAAATACTGAAAAAAGTAAATCGTATTTCCTGATAATCGAAAACGATGGCAGTATGTGGCTGCGGAATAACGACGAGGAGGGTATGCTGGTGACATCAGCACAATTGTTCGACACGATCGATAGGTTTTTTGAAAAAGAGTTTTGACCATGGGGGGATAAGGACTTAAGCCTGAAAACCGGACTCTCTCACCCGGCTTCCCCCCAAATAACTTGTGAGAAGTGCTTGAGAGGGCAAAGTGGGAAGTTTTACAGCGATACCAAACCATTTGTTTGAAAAAATAAGCAGACTGACAGGCAAGTCTCTTTACGTTTATATCTTGTTAAGATCAAAATTGAGAATGCGCAAAGGAACAACATTAATCCCGGTTAATAATATTATTACATGCTCATACGCAGAAGCAAAAAGAAAAGGAATATTTAACCAGGCATTTGCAAGAGGACTCAAACAACTGGTAGAAACAGGGCTGATTAGAATCGAAAAGAAAGGGTCTTATGGAGGAGGCAGAAATCTAACAGAATATGAAATTTTATGAGATTATAAGATTTTTGATGCGCCATCCCGCATTGATATCTTAAATGCAATTGGTTAGTACTATCATTATGTTATTACTAATTGAGTTTTTTGGCATTTTACAACACACAAAACGTTATTAGTCCTACTCCCATTATGTTATTAGTCAGCTCCCATTATGTTATTAGCAATTGCTGTAAACTCACTAAAATAAGGGGTGCAAGTTGACAAAAATGAAGGTAAATGTCCCTGAAGAATTCCAAAGCTTTTATGGCTGGATCGAGAAGACAAAAGGCATTAGCGAAATATACGAGCTGATAGAGAATAGCGATACGCTTGAGAAGCTTGCGATGTGCGATGAGTTGCTGTTGTGTTTTAGGGATTATCTTAATAGGATAAGCAGGCAAACAGTGGCAACGCTTGGAAAAAGAGGTACTCCAACTGCTACTCAAATAAGAATAATAAACCGATGGCGCAAGCAGTTAAGGAACGAAATTTTTACATAGAGGTGACTTTATGGCTTTCAAAAAACTCAAGAAAAATTCCAGACAACCGCCGATTAAAACGATATCAAAATTGAACCTTTGGCTGAAAGCTTATCTCGATGAAACCAACTCTGTTACATATTTGAATAAGACGGCTTCTGTGAAGGCCGCTGGATACAAGTGTAACGGCGAGCCATCGTGCAATCAGATTGGTAGTCAGAACTTCAGGAAGCTAAAGGAACCGATAAATGTCTGGCTGGACGAAAATGGATTAAGCGAAAATGCCTTAAAAACCAAGCTATTATCTCTACTCGATGTAAAAGAGATAAAGTTTTTTGCTCACGAGGGCATCGTAACCGACGAGCGTGTTGTGCCTGCGATTGAAACGCAAAGACGCGCGCTTGACATGGCGCTGAAAGTAAAAGGCATGAATGCACCAACTTTGCACGAGCACACTGGAAAAGACGGTAAGGATTTATTCCCGGAACTATCTGACGAGGAATTGGACAAGCGGATATTGGCTCTCACGTCTAACGTCTGAACTGAGCTGCCACGCTGTGAATGGGCGGATTAAAGGCATTTACGAGAACGAACCGACCCTGATGGTCGGTCTCAAGTGGTTTGTTAGGAGTAGTATAGAATGAAAATTAATCCTTTACTAAATGGATCCACGTTGGCCGCCCCTTCTCGTCACGCTGTTCTGGATTTGAAGCGATGTCGGATAGAGCCTGCATGTAACTTTTGTATAGTTGGCCTCCTGCAAAAGATGGCGATAGTGGCTTGTCAATTTCTTTGGAAAGGCTTCCGGCAACTTTTTCGGCTAATTTTTTGTCGTACTGCATAAGGAGCCGAAATATGAGAAATTGTATTGCACCAATAGCACTTATAGCTTTTGTAAGTTCCTTGAAGGTCATCAAAATGACACTTTGGGCATATAGCACGAAATTCATCCGAGAGTTTGCTGAACAGGCAGAAAAGTCAGCGACTAAGCGAGCGTGAGGTAAATAGTTATGGCTGTAAAAATAACAGCAATAATAGCTGCGCTCCATGCAGCATTTTTTGCATTACGAGCGGTTTTGTTACTTTCCCGAGCAAGCAAATTAGCTTCTTTGGCTGAGGATAAAGCCTTTTTTGCAATTGAAAGAGCTTCCGCATCTCTTTTCTCTTTGCGTGAAAAGAGAGATTCTTCTTTACGAGCATCGCGTTTGCAGGATGATATTTTATCTAACCAATCAGAATCTCGTGCTATGTGTGATAAAAACAAGATTATTAATCCTGGTTGGGACAATGAATAGACAGAAAAAAGCCGAGTTACTTAATCTGCTGAATGAGCGTGATCGACGACGGAGCCGGACGAAGATTCTTCGTATGTATCCTGAAGAGGGGCCGCTTCGCAGGGAGTTGTACGTTCCGCATTGCAAGTTTTTTGAGGCGGGTGCGCAATATCGAGAAAGAGCCATGGTTAGCGCGAACAGGGTCGGGAAGACTGAAGGCGTCGGAGGCTATGAGCTGACCATGCATCTTACAGGTAGATATCCTGGCTGGTGGGTGGGCAGAAGGTTTGAGCGTCCGATATCAGCATGGGCAGCAGGTGATACGTCTCAAACCGTTAGAGATATTATTCAGACAAAACTACTTGGCGAACCCGGAAATTATGGCACGGGATTGATTCCAGGGGATTTACTTGAGGGTACAAAAAATAAAGCAGGCAGTGTTCCTGATACGGTCGAGTCTATTGCCGTTAAGCATGTGTCGGGCGGGACGTCGCATCTAGGCCTAAAAAGTTACGATCAGAAGAGAAAATCATTTCAAGGGACTGAAAAGGATATAATCTGGTTAGATGAAGAGCCCTCAGACCTGGGCATCTACGCAGAATGCCTGCTCCGAACCATGACCACAGATGGCTTAGTAATGTGTACCTTTACCCCGCTGTTAGGCCTTTCAGAAACAGTCCTCTCTTTCATGCCCGGTGGTAAGATCCCGGAAGACTTCTCCGAGACCGGCAAATTCGTTGTCAATGCTACCTGGGACGATGCTCCCCACCTTACCGACCAACAAAAACGAGAGTTACTCAAGTCTATTCCCGCATATCAGCGTGATGCCAGAGCCAAGGGCATACCACAGCTTGGATCTGGAGCGATTTATCCAATAGCTGAGGCGGATATCACGGTTGAACCGTTCGAGATTCCGCCATCCTGGCCACGAGCCTATGCTCTAGACGTAGGGTGGAACCGAACAGCAGCTCTGTGGGGCGCATGGGACGAACAATCCGATATCGTGTATTTCTATTCTGAGCATTATCAGGGGCTTGCTGAACCTGTCATTCATGCTTCTGCGATCAACGCAAGAGGTGACTGGATACCGGGAGTGGTTGACCCTGCATCTCAGGGCGCAAGCCAGGTGGACGGTAAAAGATTGATTGACATGTATGTTGACTTAGGGCTTAATCTGTCATATGCAGACAATGCAGTCGAAACCGGAATACAGAAAGTATGGACACGGTTAGCAGCAGGGCAGTTGAAGGTCTTTAGTTCTCTACAGAACTTTTTTGCAGAATACCGGATATATCGAAGGGACGAAAAGGGCAAAATTGTCAAGGATCACGACCATTTATGTGACTGCGCCCGCTATTTTTGTATGTCCGGCCTGAACGTAGCCATGACTGCACCGCCCGAAGAATACCAGCTATGGGACGCACAGGAAGGCGGGTATTGTCAGACGGATATAGTCGATATTGCGACGGGTTACTAAAATTCAAGGAATAAGTGCTTTATGATCAATATCCCATCAACATTAAAGATCGGAGCGCATCAATATAGGGTCATTTATCCTTATCAGTTCAGGGAACGGATTGATGTTTGTGGGATGAGCGATCATAAATTGCGTAGGATTCTGGTGTCAGAGCTGGACGGGAACGGTGAGAGAAGGCCTGCTTCCGAGATTTTGAGTATATTTTTCCACGAGATTCTGCATGCCATAGATGGTATATACTGTGGCTTTCAGATAGGACAGCAATGCAATGAGGATATATTAATAGAAGCAATAGCGCAAGGATTGGCACAGGTGTATCTTGACAATCCAGCGCTAAAAAAACTAATGGAGTAATATTATGCCGGAATACATAGAACCGCCCATGGAAGTTCCCGAAGAAGGGCTGGTACCACAGCAACAGACAGACGAACGTGAAGAGCTGAAGATGATTGACCGGCTTGAAGCTATGCATGCAATGTCCAACATTGCCGAAGGGCTTGACCAGCCTATCCTTGATCAGATCGCGTCTAGGGTCATCGAGGATTACGCCATAGATCTTGATTCTCGTGCAGATTGGGATCGCACGATGAAAGAGATCATTGCGTATGCCAAGCTTACCGCGGAAAGGAAAACCTATATGGGCGAGCCGATTTCCAACATTAAATATCCTATCATCACAAATGCAGCTATTCAGTTTGCAGCCAGGGCGTATCCGGAAATCATCAAAGGAACAGATGTAGTCAAAGCCAAGGTTGTAGGCGAAGACCCAGACGGGCAAAAGGCAGAGAGAGGCAAGCGATTAAGCGAGCACATGTCATATCAGCTCCTTAACGAAATGACGGATTGGGAAGAAGGCGTAGATCAGATGCTTTTCACGCTGCCCGTTGTGGGGTGTGTGTTCAAAAAAACCTATTACGATCTCAACGAAGAAATGAACGTCTCCGAAATGGTATTCCCGGACGACTTGGTCGTGAGCTACTATGCAAAATCGTTAGAAAAGGCAAATAGAGTCACGCATGTTATTGAATTAACTCAGAATGAGATAGTCGAGCGAATAAGAAGCGGCATGTTCCTTGATGTTGATATTGAATCGCTTGGCATGCCGGATGCGCATGAGGGCAAAATCGCTTATGATAAAGATGCACCTCACACATTTCTTGAGCAGCACAGGTGGTATGATCTTGATGAGGACGGATATCAGGAGCCTTATATCGTCACAGTCCATAAAACTACCGAAAAGGTTGTCAGGATAGTCGCCAGGTTTGAGCTGGGCGGCATAAAGACTAATGAAAAAGACGAGATCATGAAGATTGATCCTGTTCACTATTTTACCAGATTCCTTTTTATGCCTGCGATTGACGGCGGATTTTACGGGATGGCCTTCGGTACCCTGCTGCATTCCATCACCGCTTCGGCGAATGCTGCGCTTAACCAGCTTTTGGATGCAGGTGCGGCAGCAAACAGGCCAAGCGGGTTTTTAGGGACAGGGATAAGGTTGGGCCGAGGCCGGAGCCTGTCGCTAAAACGGGGTGAATGGAAATCTGTGCAGGCGACTGGTGATGATCTGCGAAAAAACATTGTGGCTGCCCCGACCAAGGAACCCTCTCCGACTTTATTTCAATTGTTGGGTACGCTGGTCGAGGCCGGCAAAGAACTATCAGGAATGGCGGAGATCTTGGCAGGCCAAAGTCCAGGGCCGAATGTTCCGGCGGCGACTACGCTGGCACTGATAGAACAAGGGTTGCAAGTGTACACAGGCATTCTCAAGCGAATTCATAGAAGTTTATATAAAGAATACAATAAAATCAGAAGATTGAATGTTTTGTTTTTGTCTGACCAGAGCTACGAGGCTGTGCTTGACGATCCGCAAGCGTCACGCAGGATTGATTATGATGATGCTGATTTTGACATCGTGCCTGTCAGCGACCCGACATCTGTGACCGGGATGCAGCGGACGATGAAGGCTGCGGCCCTGCTTGAGCTGAAGGGGCAAGGGCTGAATGATGAAGAGATAAACCGCAGATACCTTGAGGCATTACAGACAGAGGATATTGATGCGATAATTCCTAAAGAGAAGGAGCCTGATCCGATGCAAGAGCTTGAGATCGCGCTTAAAGAGGCGGAATTGGCGAAAGTGCAGGCGGAAACTGATTTAATCGCCGAAAAGATCAACTCAGAAATTAATGACCAGAAGGTCAAAAGGGCGGGTGTTCAATTCGACCAGACCAAGCTTCAGGCAGAAAAAGCCCAAAACTTGATGGTTCTTGAGGAAAATGAAGCTCGCAGGGAAATAGACTTGCTAAAAATCAAAGAAGATGGTAAAAAGGCTGAATCGTCTAACAAACAGAAAGAGATTAAGGACTCTGAATTTAAAGGGAAAGCCGCGGAAACTAAAGGGCAAGGAGCATATCGAGAAAAGGGCGGAAAAAGTAATAACGTGAAGCAATAGGAAAATAGGGGATAGAGTCGTACGCTCGAATCGTGGCATCTCTACCACTTTCCCCTATTTTAAAATTATAGAGAAATCACTATGAGAGGTGATGATGAAAGCGGTAAGGATAGAACATAAGTTTATTGATGGGATTGAAACAAGAAGATGTCCAGGTTGCAGGCAATGGCTGCCTTTAGAATTATTTTCTAAAAATAGATGCACTTGGGATGGTCTTCAAAGGCATTGTAAGGATTGTAGGAGAAAATATAACACAGCTAATAGAAAAAGAATAGCAGTAAAAAGTAAAGAGTGGAGATTAGCTAATCCAGAACAAAATAAAAAGCTACATGCTGATTATTATCAAACACACAAACAAGAATATTATGAATCAAGTAAGGCAAGGCGATTAGCAAGCCCAGAAAAACAGAAACTTTATCAAGCTAATTTCCGCAAAAACCATCCAGAAAAAGCAAAAGAATACGCCCAGCGGCACAAAGAGAAAAATCCAGAACAGTGCCGCAGGACCTATACTAAGAGCAATAAAAAACGAAGAGCAACTTTAAAGGGAAAGCTTTGTGACAATATAGCATCAAATCTTTATCAGTCTTTAAAGAATGGAAAAAATGGACAGCGAACATTTGAGATTTTAGGCTACACTTATAAACAGCTCAAGCGCTATTTAGAGAAAACTATGCCTGTAGGGTATTCATGGAGCGATTATATGGCCGGCAAGCTTCACTTGGATCACAAAACACCAATCAGTGTGTATAATTTTGACAAACCAAGCGATATAGATTTTCAACGTTGTTGGGCATTAAAGAATTTGCAGTTACTACCAGCTATTGAAAATATAAAAAAGAGTAACAAACTTACCAAGCATTTTCAGCCATCTCTAATCTTTCAGAATAAGGAGGTATAGCTTGATAAAATTAGGCACTGATGGTTCAGGCGTTGGAGTAATTATACATGGCTGTCCTTATTGTGAGGACATCGAAACAAAAAACCTGAGATATTACGATTCGCATTGGATAATAGATCCTGATATGGATGCAGGCCGCAGATCGTTTTGGATACATTATTGTCCATGTTGTGGTAAGCTTTTGCCGTTGCTTGGCGGGTGGGAGGTTAAGCATCCCAAGGAATCAGATAAATAAGGAGGTCTAAGATGTCACCCCTTAAAAAAGGAAAGAGCAAGGCAACAATTAGTAAAAATATCAAAGAGATGCGAAAGTCAGGGCATTCACAATCCCAAAGCGTAGCGGCTGCCTTGAACCAGGCGAGGCGATCTGGGGCTAAGGTTCCAGTGGCCCGCAAAAAGAAGAAATAGTATAAAGAGATGAAGATATGAAGCGGTTGATAAGAATAAGCATAACACGCAAAAACATTGTTAATCTTGGCACCAAACTAAAAGATATTACGGTAGAAGATGTCGCCAGATTTAATCCAAGGCATGCACATATTGTAGGGGGAATTCATGATATTATGACGGATGCCTTTCTTATGCTTTTGAGTCATCCTGAGTTCCCGGAAGTGCAAGAGGCTTGTCTTATTCCTATGTTCAGCATTGATGCAGCCAGGGGAAAATACCCTTACCTTTTCAATACTGATACTAATCCATTGTTGTATAGAAAGTTTCAACCGGAGCAAAGATGATAAATAACGAACAATTGGCAGAATGGAAGAGCCAGCCGACCACTCAAGAAATCTTCAAAGAGATCGAAGGAATGATATCCGATCTGAAAGAAGTCTTGGCTAATGGCCAGACATTGATGGACTCACCAGGGCAGACAGCGATAATGACTGCCAGGACGGTTGGTGAGATCTCAGGTCTCCGGCAAATTTTAGGGATATCGTATGAAGATGAAGAAAAGGAATAGGCGGAGAGCCGAAAGGAGTTTGGAATTATGAGCAAAAATAAAATCGGAATAAAAAGTACTGGCCACCATCTTCTCGTAAAAACCGACAGAATCGAGGAAAAAACCAAAGGCGGCATCTACCTTGCCCCTCAAAGCATGGAGCAGGAACGGAGAGCTGCGACTACAGGGATTTTGGTTGATATCGGCCCATCAGCCTGGCAGGAGTTCGCAGACGGCCAACCATGGGCAAAGGTTGGTGACCGGGTGTCTTATGCCAAGTTCGCAGGGATAGAGATGATGGGTGATGATGGCAAGGATTATGTGCTTCTGAACGATCAGGACGTTCTGGCAGTATTGGGGTTGTAATGGGAACTAATTGTTCTTTGTTTTTAAAAAAAGATGGTGTGTTTAAAGATCAGGTTCATTTGGACAGATGGTATATATTTGTCGATAGTTTTGACTCAGGGATTGTGATGACACGACAGGACATGCTTGGTAAGCTCAACAATTTGAAACAAAAAATTAATAACGACGAGCTTGACTATAATTATGACCCAAAACATCATTTGTCCTGGATAAACAAGGCGATAGGCGCATTGCTATCAAACCCCGATATCCAGAAGGTAGCACTTGCGGCGGATTTCGACATAGAACATAACGATAGTCAGGCGTATCCGGTAGTTAGAACATGACTGAAACCGAAAAAGAAACCATAAAAGCATTGATCCGGGGACTTGGTTTTATAGCCAGTCTTCTGAAGAAAATATTGGCAGGGGAAAAGATTTGAGTTGACAACCATATAAAATATTGTTACGGGCAACCATGACATAAAAATAGATTAAAATAACAACCGGATACCTCCTTAACTGAACGTATCCGGGTAAGCCAAGAACGCGAAGAGCTTCCTTGGGTAAATAGTAAACCGTCAATACTATTATCCCTCGTGAAGCTTTTTGTATTTATGGGTGTAGAACCCGGGAAGGACAGAGATTATGCCAGAGACAGCAACAACTACAAAAGATGAAAACGCAGGAGATGAAACGACACAAAGCGGTGATGGGACAGAAGATCCCATAGAATCGTTAGCGAAAGAAATGGGTTGGCAAGGCAAGGAATCCTTTAAGGGCGATGACACGAATTTTGTAGATGCTGAAGAATATATCCGTAAAGGACAGGATATACAAGACAGCATGCGCAAAAGCCTGAAAGATCAAAAGCATCAAATGGTCGACATGTCCGGCAGCCTTGACGAACTAAAACAGCACAACGAAAGAGTTTTCAAGGCCGAAGTAGGTAGGCTGGAAAAAGAACTCGCCGGGCTGAAAGCAAAGAAAAAAACAGCTATAGAGGAGGCTGATGTCAATGAAGTCGATAAGATAGACGAGCAGATTGATGCCGTTAAGGAGTCGATAGAGCCACCTTCTCAGACCAAGCAGTCTGTCAACAGCAAATTCGACGAATGGGTTAAGGACAATGACTGGTACAAGTCCGATAAAGAGATGTCTGAATATGCGGATACTGTAGCCGACAAGCACGAAGGCGCTCCGTTTGCCAGGGTGGCTACCATGGTCGAGAAACAAGTCAAAGAAATGTTTCCGGATAAGTTTGCGGCGACTAAGACTTCCCCCTCGGCCCCCAGGGTCGAAGCTGCTAGGAAGAGGGCAGCTACTTCTAAATTTACCAAGGCTGATTTAACAGGCAGCCAAAAAAATATAATGAGCCAGTTCATTAAGCAGGGAATAATGAGCGAGAAAGAATATATAGCAGATATTGCGAAGTTAGCAGGAGGTGAAGCATGAGCGATAGCGTAAAAAAAGGACCATTCGGTAGACCGATGAGAGTACCTCTTGGTACTCGTAATGTGCTTAGACCACCCCAAAGAAAAGGGTTTGTAAGGCGAGTTGTCAATGTTGAGCCAGGGCGAGTACAGGACTTTGAGAAGGCTGGGTACAAGGTAGTAACGGGAGATGTTGAGATGACTGACCCCAAGGTTGGAAAAGAAAACATGCCGGGCAGTCCGGTGCATATATCCGTCGGAGCCGGCACAAAGGCAATCCTGATGGAGATTCGAGAAGATTGGTACAAGGAAGATCAAAAAGCCAAGCATGACAAGATTTTAGCGGCAGAAAATGACATGAAACACAATCTTAATAAAAAAGGCCAGGGAACATACGGGAACGTTAGTATAACCTGACCTTGAAAATATGAGGTGATAAGATGAGTAATGTTGACAGGCCAGCAGGGTTAAAACCCGTTCGGCATTTAAATGGAAGTCCGTGGAATGGCAAGGCTCGCATGTATTCTATTGCGGTCGGCTATGGCACAAGATTGGGAATCGGAGATCCGGTAAAATCAGGCGGAAGTGCTGATGCGACCGGAAAATATCCTACTGTAGAGCGAGCTACTGTAGGCGCTGATATCCGTGGAGTAATAATCGGAGTCAGCGACCAGCCCTATATCGCAGTAGATCAGGACAATTTGCACCGGGCTTACAGTCCTGCAAGTACCGCAGGTTATTGCCTGGTCGTGGATGATCCGAATGTTATCTTCGAGGTCCAGGAGGATAATGATACAAACGACATTGATGCCGATATGGTAGGCCTCAATATTGACCTTGTGATTGGCGATTGCAGCACTACTACAGGGCTGTCAATCGTGGAACTCGATTCAAGCACTTCCGGCGCTGGTTCTGATGTCGGATGCCGGATTTTGGGGCTTACAAATCGAGAGGATAATGTCTTGGGTACATACGCCAAGTGGGATGTTCTTATTAACGAGCATGAACTTAAAGCCGCTGTTGCAGGCGTATAAGGAGGTATTATCATGGGAATTATAACAACTGGTAGTTTTGCGAAAGATCTGGTTCCAGGGGTAAAAGCCTGGTATAACACCAAGTACAAGGAATATCCGATTGAGTACTTGGAAATATTTGAGAAAACCGTCTCTACCCGTGCGTTTGAGGAAGAGGTCGGTGTGACGGGTTTTGGCCTTGCGCAGATCAAGACTGAAGGCGATGGCATCCAGTACGATGACCAGAGCCAAGGGTTCGTGAATCGGTATACTCACGTTACCTACGGTCTTGGGTTCATTATTACTCGTGAAATGTATGAGGACGGGATCGCGGTTACGGTCGCTTTAAGACGTGCGAGTGCTTTGGCTTTCTCGATCAGGCAGACCAAAGAAATCGTGTGTGCTAGTGTGCTTAATCGTGCGTTCGACTCAGGCTACACAATGGGTACGAATTCAGACGGTAAAGAGCTTTGTGCTGACGACCATCCGAATAAATCCGGTGGTACATGGAGAAATGAACTTGCGGTGGCTGCTGATCTTAGCGAGGCCGCCCTTGAACAAGCGTGTATTGATATTGCGGCTCTGACAACTGACAGAGGGCTTACGATAGCGATCAGGCCGAAAAAACTTATTCTTCCGCCTGCGCTTGAGTTTGATGCTTTCAGAATACTGAAGTCTATTGGCCGAGTTGATACTGCGAATAACGATATCAATGCGATCCGTGCTTCCGGTAAAATTCCTGAAGGTGTTGCTGTTAATCATTATCTTACTGATACTGATGCGTGGTTCCTGAAGACTGACTGTCCGGACGGAATGAAGTTTATGGAACGTAAGGCTGATGCGTTTGGATCTGAGAATGATTTCGACACAGACAACAGCCGCTTCAAGGCGGTCACCAGATTTTCCGTTGGATGGAGTGACGGCAGGGGGTGTTTTGGATCGCCGGGCGCATAAGTTACTGAAATCATTACGTTTTTTGTTCTTTGAAAATTAATCCTTGACATAAGTCTCCTTTTGTATTAAGTTTAAAGCTATAGACAGACTGTATCAAAGTTTTAACTTAACAAAAGGAGGCTTAATGTGCTATGCGTAGAGTGTAGAGAAGAAAAAAAGATTGTAGCAAAAGGGTTGTGCAGCCGATGTTACAGCAGGATGATCGAGAAAGAAAAATCGGCCATATGCAAAGGCTGTAAAGGGTTCAAGCCGATCAAGGCACAAGGCTTGTGTCGCAAGTGTTATGCAAGGTTTCAGAGGCACGGCGATACGTCATGGGAGCGTAAGAAAAAAGGCGACAAGCTTTGTTCTTATTGCCGTAAAAGACCTATGCACGCTAAAGGTTTTTGCGGACCTTGTTATGCGAGGTATCTAAAGAACGGCAAGCCTGATAGGGTCAAGGTTAAGATCGAAAAAGAATGCAGTTTTTGTGGTAAAGTAGATTTTCTTAAAGCCAAAGGTTTATGCAGTAATTGTTATTCAAGATTTTTAAAGACAGGTTCACCAGAATACACACAAATTAAGAATGTAGCGATTTGTGGATTTTGCGGGGAAGAAAAAGAGATAGCCGGCAAAGGATTGTGCGCATCGTGTTATCAGAGAAATAGAAAAAACGGTACGCCAGAATACAAAAAAATCAGAAACATATGCAGTATTGATGATTGTAATGAATTCGTCAAATCTTTAGGCTTATGCGAAAAGCATTATAAGAGATGGAAGCGGCATGGGCACACAAAGCAAACAAGGCCAAAAGGGTGGGGTTCAAAAGAAAAACATCCTCTTTATCAAACATGGTGTTGGCAAAAAAGAAAGTCTAGGGTTGTGTTTGCTGAGGAATGGAAAGATTTTTGGCAATTCGCAGAAGATGTTGGCGAACGACCGAGTCTTAAACACAGATTCTGCGTTATCGACCCTTTAAAGCCTGTCTATAAAGACAATTATGAATGGCAAAAATGGGAAGATGGTGGAGGAAGCAAGGCAAAAAGAAATCAATATGCAAAGAAATGGCGTAGGGACAATCCAGAGAAAGTAAAAGATGCAGCCTTAAAGAAACAATTTGGGATTAGCATAGATAAATATCATGACATGTTAGAGGGACAAGATTATCGCTGTGCTATTTGCGGGAATGGAGAAACTGCAATTAATCCTCGCACAAAGATTGCTTTTGACTTAGCAGTAGATCATTGCCATGAAACTGGCAAAGTTCGTGCCCTTTTATGTAAGAATTGCAACAATATGTTAGGATATGCGAAAGATTCACCAGAACTACTAACAAACGCATTAAACTATTTAGACGAACACAACCAATAAACCAACCAGCAG